ATCTAACAAATCATTCCTTTATTTTTTTAAGGAGTGGTTCGAAAATAAATTCAAAATGGAATTAAAACACGTTTATATTGCAGATAAACTTACTATGGATAATATGAAATAAAAATATTTTTTAAAATTATTTGACTTTTTGAAGAAACTTTCGTAACTTTATGTATATTTAATTAAAAAGGTAAAAATTTCAATGAAAAATACAATGACATACAGATTAGAGGTCGTTAAGACGAAAATGGAGGGAGCGGATTCGCTGCAACCAGATCTTAGGGTATATTGTAATAGATAACATTTAAAAATTTAAATACTATATAATGGAAACCCTAAGTGAGAACTTAGGGTTTTTTGTTTTTAGTTCTTTGACGTATTGGTAAAAATTGGAAGAGTGACAGAGTTGGTTTATTGTACTAGTCTTGAAAACTAGCGTACTGAAAGGTACCGTAGGTTCGAATCCTACCTCTTCCTCAAATGATAATAAAAGGATTGTTTCAGCAACAATTACATTAGCCTTTTAAGCTCGGTGTCGCAGGTTCGAATCCTGTCCGTTGTCCTTCGGGGCGGCGGTAGCTCAGTTGGTAGAGCACGTATAAATCTAATCCTGATTATCATTTAAATGGTCTATTGGTGAAATGGCTTATCATCCTACCCTGTCACGGTAGAGTAGACGGATCGTAACCGTCATGGACCGCCACAGTCTCTTAGCTCAGTTGGTAGAGCACTTGTTTTACATGCAAGTTGTCGTAGGTTCGAACCCTACAGAGACTACTAAATATCGCCCGTTGGACAAGCGGTTTAAGTCGTTTCCCTTTCACGGAAAAGATCATGGGTTCAAATCCCATACGGGTGACAATTAGGTTTTGTAGTTTAGTCGGTAAAACTCTTGATTTGTAATCAAGTGTCCTCAGTTCGAATCTGAGCGAAACCTCAACAATCCCTCGTAGCTCAGTTGGTTTAGAGCAGTACACTTTTAATGTACGGGCCACAGGTTCGAATCCTGTCGGGGGAACTCAATTATACCGAATTCGGTATAATTAAAAATTGCGGGATATGTAGAAATTGGTTATCTCGTCGGTCTCATAAGCCGAAGTTCTGGGTTCGAGTCCCAGTCCCGCAACCATTTGGGTCATTGGTGAAGCTGGCTATCACACCTGATTTGCACTCAGGAGTCCTCGGTTCGATGCCGAGATGTATCCACAAATAATAAAAAGTAAAATAAATAAGTATGAGAGAGGTAATATCTGGTTCTGGTGTGTCATCGAAAGATAATTTTAATATTATCGAGTCTAGAAAAAATTCTATTAATTTAATAAGATTAATAAAATTTATTAAATTAAAAAAAAAGATTAAGAGAAAATAATCTTAATGCAGGTATCGTATAGTGGCTTATTATGTCTGACTTCCAATCAGAGGACGAGAGTTCGATTCTCTCTACCTGCTCAAAATGCCAAAGTGACGGGAATCGGTATACCTCTTTGTCTTAGAAACAAAGGTTTGTGAGTTCGAATCTCACCTTTGGTACAATTTTTTAAAAATATTTGTTTTATCGGAAAATAATTATTATTTTTGTATTAACTAAAATTTTAATATGGGAATGAGTCAAATTTTAATGATAATACTTTTGGGAGCAAACTTATTATTCGGTGCACACTTGCACGGTAAACCAAAAACTGGTGATCATGATTTTTTTGTGACATTTATCAGTGTTTTAATTTATACTTCTATTTTATACTTTGGTGGTTTTTTTAGTTAAACATTATGAATAAAAGAACTATAAAAGACGTAGAAAGAGAACTCTATATGGCGGAGTTCAATGTTAAAAGGTGTCAATATAATGATCATCTTTATGATATGGAAAAATGGGAGTACGAAGTTGATGTATTGAAGGAAGAGTTAGAAAAAATTAAAAGAGATGAAAACAAAACTACTTAAAACAGAAAAAGGTCATTATGTCTTAATTGATGATACCAAAGGGACTTATGATAATGGTTTTTTGATTGGATCTTCAAGAAGAGATACTGATGCTAATAAATTATCTATAAAAAATTGTGAATCAATTGAACGTGGTTATGATTTGGATGAATTGGCAATGGGATATGATTTATATGAAAAAATTAATTTTGTTGGTCAAATGAGAGCTTACAAAGTAGGATTCCAAAAATCAATCGAATTGAATAAAAATAAATTATTCACTTTAGAAGATATGATGAATTGTTGGAACAAGGCATTAAAGTTTCAAGATCATAAGGAAACATTGGGTGAATATATTACATCACTACAACAAACTGAATGGGATGTTGAGATAGTTGAAGAATGTTTAGATCCTACTTGTGATGGTGTAAACAGAAAAGGTGAGTGTATAACTACAGGTAAACCAAAACTTGATTCAGATGGTTGTTTAATGCTTAAAAAGATTTGATATGAAAAACATACATTTATTACCAACAGATAAACCAAGTAGGTTATTTAAAGTGAGTGGTGAATTAAAACTTACTAGGAACTTTGATTTTTATAATGGTTCAGAATATCAAAACATCTACATAACTTCTGATGAAGAAATTAAAGAAGGAGATTGGTATCTTAATACAGAAGAAAAAAACGGTATAAAAAATCCATTTTATAGAAAACTATATAAAGCTAATAAGTCTATATCTAAAGTGCCTGTAGAGTATCTTGTAAACGATCTTAAGAAAATCATTCTAACAACAGACCAAGACTTAATTGCAGATGGTGTTCAAGCTATTGATGATGAGTTCTTAGAATGGTTTGTTAAAAATCCAAGTTGTGAGTTTGTTGAGGTTGCTGATATATGGAAAATGGGTATTCCAAGTACTCACGATAGTTATCAACTAATCATTCCACAAGAAGAACCTAAACAAGAACTAAATTCTCTAGTTGAGTCTTGGCAAAAAAGGCAAAAAGAGTATGAATCTTTAGCTGAAAAACACAGAGACTCTGAGCATACTTATAAAAAATACACCTACAGAGCACAAGCAACAAGAGATTGTTGGAAAGAATTATTAAAACTTATAGAAGATGAAAAAAGAAACTATTGAAGGTTATTATGATGATTTTAAAATGATTGAAGGAGAAAAGATTGAAGAAGCCGCTAAAAGATTTTGGAAAGAATCAAAAGCAAATCCAATTGAAATGGCAATATTTGGTGCCGAATGGCAACAGGAACAAGATGTAAATATGGTTCAAAGATATTTATCCGATAATCTACAAAACATAGAACTTTTAGAAAAAATGAGTGAGGATAAAGAATTAAAAGATGTTATATGTGGTTGGTTAGATGATTATACGTGGAGTTTACGTAGTGCCGAGGTTAATTTCCAAATGGATAAAAATCCTGAAAAATATACTGAATCACAATTTAATATCAGAAGTAAAATTGCTGATATGATAATTTCCAAATGTAAAAGAGAATTTAAAGATGTGTAATATCGGAAAAGAAATTAAATACGTACACCAACTACAAAACCTATACTTTGCATTAACAGGAGAAGAACTTTTATTAAAAGAATATGAAAAATAAAATTACATTTATTAGTGATACACACACCAAACATGATAAAATAAAAGATTTTCTTCCTGGTGGTGATTTACTTATTTGTGGTGGTGACATCACTAGTAGGGGATATATAACAGAGATTGAAAACTTTATGAAGTGGTTTGATGAAATAGATAATTATGATACCAAAGTATTTATTGCGGGTAATCATGATTTTGGGTTTCAAGATGATAACGAAAAAATAAGAGGTTTATTAACAGGATATAAAACTATTGAGTACCTTCAAGACGAAAGATTGGATCTGTATGATGAAGAAGATCAACAATTAGTTATTTATGGATCACCTTGGCAACCAGAGTTTCATAATTGGGCATTTAATCTACCTAGAGGTGAAAAGTTAAAAGAAAAATGGGATATGATTCCTAAAGATACTGATATACTTATTACACATGGTCCACCATACGGTAAATTAGATTATGTTTATTATGATAATGTAAATGTTGGTTGTGAAGAACTATTAAAAGTTGTGGAGGATATGAAACCTAAAATACATATATTTGGACATATTCACGAAGGTTATGGTTATGTATTCGATGGTAATACTCACTATATAAATGCGGCAGTTCTTAATGGTAGATATGAATTCAGAAATAAACCCGTTAATGTAGAATGGGATATGTTTACTAATGAAATAGTATTTCTATGAGATCAATAAATCAGATATTCAAAGGTAATGAACATTTAATGGATTTAGAACCAGTTGATAGTTTGATTAATTATTGTAGGGAATTGGAGGATGAGGTTGTTGAAAATAAACAAAAAAGTGATCAAACTATTATATTAAAACAACTTATTTCTGAAATTAATAAAAGTTGTTTTGAATTATTAGAGGATGATAAAAAGTCTGAAAGATGGTCGAATGATTTCGAAAAAATTGATTTTAAAGAATCTATAGTTAATTTGAGGGAATATATAATAAAATATTGTTTGGATAATAAAATAAATTTATAAATAAAAAATATGGAAAAGTATAGAATATATTTAGATGACGTTAGGACACCAAAAAGTCCTAATAATGAATGGGTTGAGGGTATTGAGGAATGGACAGTTGTTCGTTCTTATGATGAGTTTGTCCAAAAAGTAAATACGGTAGGATTGGATAACATTGATCTAATTTCATTAGATCACGATTTGGGTGATTCTGCAATGCAGGAATGGCATTATGGTGTAGTTAAGAATTATACAATCAACTATGATAACATTACAGAAAAGACTGGATACGATTGTGCCAAATGGTTAGTTAATCAATGGTTGGATGGTAAGACAGTTGTTAGAGTAGTAACTCATTCGGCAAACGCAGTTGGTAGTGCAAATATTATGGGTTATATAAATAATTACTTACACTTAAATAGACTACCACAAGATTGTGTAAGAGTACAAATAGAACACACAGTTTAATATGAAAGTAATATTTTTAGATATTGATGGTGTTATGAATTCTCGTGTCTTTTATGAGAAAAGACATAAACGCAGATGGTTAAAACCAATTACTTACTGGTGGGAAACTAAACGTATTTTTAGAAAATTGTTTGGGATAAAATCTAAAGGAATTTCTTTATCAGATTATAAAACACCAGATTCACATTTTACTTTTGAATATCAAATGAATAGGTTACAAAATGAAACCTGTGTAGATAAATGGGGATGGTTATCTGAATGGTGTAATAACACCGATACTAAAATTTGTGTATCATCTGTTTGGAAAAACCATTTTGGTGTTAAGGGTTATAGGAGAACTCCTGAAAAATGGGAGGATGCCTTTCAGTTATTGGGGTTTAAACCTGGGACTTATGTTGGGATAACTGAAACCCATAAAACTCTTCGTGGTGAAGAAATAAAAGATTGGTTGGATAATCATCCAGAGGTTAAAGATTATGCGATATTAGATGACGATAGTGATATGTTACCTGAACAATTTTATAAGTTCCACCATTGTGACCCTTGGTTTGGTTTGAATCCAAATCACCTATATAGAATTAATAGACAATTTGAACATAATTCTAATTATGAAAAACTAACAAAAACTGTACAATGAAAGTAATATTTTTAGATCACGATGGTGTGATATGTTTGGCGAACAACTGGGGAGGTAGGTTTAAGAAAAAAGGATACGATAGTAATCCCGAAACCCCTTTAGATGTAAGAATGGATAATTTTGACGATAAGGCAATTAAAGTACTCAAAAAAATTATTGAGGAAACAGGATGTGAATTAGTTATCTCTTCAGATTGGAAAAGATGGGGTACATTAGAACAAATGAAAGAAATGTATATAACTAGAGGTATTAACCCACCAATAGACTTAACACCGATGTTAAGTGAATGTACCGTTCATGGAAACAATTTTATGTGGTCACCACAATGGGATTTAGAACAAACTAGATCAATTGAAATAAAACAATATCTACATAATCATCCAGAAATAACTCATTGGGTTGCAGTTGATGATTTGGATATGGGTAAGAATGGTGAGAATTGGAGAGATTGGGGACTTGATAATTTTGTGTTGACACCTAAGAGTACAGAAGGTATTAAACAAAGTGGGATTAAAGAAAGAATAATAAAATTTTTAAGTGATGAGTTATTATAGAATAAAAATTGAAGAATTAAAAAATGGTGAGACAAGATATGTACCACAGAAAGGTTATTTAGTGACAACTAGAAGTTTTTTACAAAGTAGGTCTAATATAAGATGGGAAAATATGTATTGTGGTCCATTCAGTAGTGAATCTCTCGCTTTAGAAAAAATAGAGTTCGATAAAATATACGAAGAACAAAAGAATGGTAAAGAAATAGTAACGACAACATTTAAAATAATAGACTAATGAGTAAGGCAAAATTAGAATTTGATTTAACAGATTTCGATGATAGAATGGAATTTGAGAGGATGACTAAATCAACTGATATGGCGATGGTATTGTGGGAAATGGTTTATAATACAAAGAAAAAATTATATTATAAATTTGAGGATATGGAGGAAAAAGATGAAAAACCAACCGTATATGATGGTGTTGATTCATTCTTAGAACTTTTAATCGAAGAATTAAATGAAAAAGGTATAGTAATAGATAAATTAATTGTTTGATATGAAAATACTAAAAAAGATAATTAACTACATTAATTTTTTAGAAAAAGAAAAAATTAATTCTATGATTCATTGTGGTAGAAATTTTTATTAAGTTATGAGTGATTTTTTAACAGTTTGTAAAGAAATTTCTGAAAGGTTATCTAACCTACCATATGATAATGGGGATTCTTCTGATATAGGAAATGAGATAGGTATAGTTTTAGGGTTATATTTCTCTGAGGGTTCTTTTGGTTGGGAAAAGGATGATTTTATTTCAGGATTAAATCATGGGATTGATTTGAAAAAATGTCAAGAATTTCATCTATCCGAAATTATGAGAATGGATCAGGAAAACGGATTGTATGATAATCTAGATGAATTTGACAAAGACAAAAATAATCTTTAACTTTAAATAAAAAATATGATGACTAATGAACAAATGAACGAATTTTTAGTTTCCATTGGGGGATTAGAAAACGGTTTCTATTCAGATAGGGAACCCATTAAAGATTGTAACTTTTTTGATGTTAATAATGGTTGGTTTGAATTGATAAAGGAATTGATTGAAGATCTAATAACTTTGGGTTGGGATAAACAAACTTGTCAAGTAAAAGAAAAATTTGGTGGACTTAGATTCTACATCAATGGAGGTAGTGATGAAATATTCAAAAAAATTACTGAGGCAGAGAGAAAAAGTTATGAAATTTGTGAGGAAACAGGAAAACCAGGTGAGTTGAGAAAGGATCTTGGTTGGTACAGAACTCTTTGTGACGAAGAATATGAAAAATTTAAAAATAGATAATTAAATAAAACCTATCGAATTATGGAAACAAAAGGAATAAAGATAACGAAAGAAGAAATACAAGAAATCGAAAGATTGACTGGTGGAAAAATTGGGTCACATACATTTGGACCTAATAATGAACACACATTAGAGGATTCATTTTTATCTCTAGATGGAGAATACATTGGTGATTTTGAACATGCTCGTTGGTATGTTAAAAATCAGATGATGGTTGATGAAAAACATCCTCACGGAGTTGCGGCAGTTATTACTACTGAAACATATGGAACAGATAATCCTGCAATTGAAGGAATGTATGGATATACTCATAGAGGTGGGAGTATGTTTAAAATTGGGGATAGGTTATTTGATGAGAAATACAAACCAATTAAAGAAGATTACGAAGAGGGACAATGGAATGAGTGGGAAACAGAATTCAACGAACTTTATGAAAGTGAGGATGAGTTGGGTAAAAAGTGGATGGATGGTGATGGAATTTCATATATAATGCCATTTAATTTAAGAGGTCCAAAACTAATTGAAACAATGGAAGAGTCGTTTATTGCGGCAAAAAATATGTCAAATTATTTAAGTTAATAAAAATATGAAAATTAAACTACAACTACTTGATGATGAATATAATGTATTAATATCTTCAACCGTTAATCAAGACACAGTGGAAACTGTAAAAAAATTACATGATGTAAATCTGTTAACCGATATTTACGAAGCATTAAAAGAAGACTTAAAAAAAATAAAAAAAGATGGAATATAAATTTATAAACAGATATAGAAACGAAATACTTTTTATTAGAGAAGGTGATACGTTTGAAATGAAGGGTGGTGACTATTACCGATACCTATTCAATGTGGACGAAGAAGGTAATTTTTTAAATTATCATGCGATTGATCCATCAGGTGGACCTTTTATTAGTGTTGATATGGATATGGAATATATACATGAAGACTTAAAAGGTTTAGTGATTGAGTCTATCGAAAGATCTAAAGAAGGTGATGGTAAAATATTATTAAAAACAAAATTAATATGAAATACGAAGAATTTTTAGGGGTACTGATGTCATATAAAAGTCTAAGTGAAGATTTTAGTGAGTTATACGGAATGGGTTTTGATTTTTTTGAAGGTAAATATCGATTGGAAACCAAAGTAGAAGGAATGTTAAATGCAACATTAAGTTCTCATTATACAGATGAAGGTATTGATTGGATTACTTGGTTTATATATGAGAATAATTGGGGAACTAAAGATTGGTCTTCGATACCTACATTTGATAAAGAAACTGGAAAAATCATTGAGAAAGACCCTGTAAAATCATATGGTGCACACGATGAGAATGGTAACCCTATATGTTTTTCATTTGAGTCTACATATGAATATGTTAAACAATATTTAAAATATAAAAAAGATGAATAAATTAGAATTAACAGATGAACAACTTTGGTTGGTACAACAAGCGTTAGATTTCTATTCTAGAGTAGGTATAGGACAATTTAACGTTATAAAAGAACACCCTACATTTGAAATATATTTGGAGGATGTATGTAGACCTACTAAAGAACCAGAAGTCGGTGATAGAACACCACAAGGTGAAATTCTCGAAATCAAAAACGGAAAGGCATTAATAAATGGTTCAGTTGATAAGAAATTGAATCGTTGGTGTGATAAAAAAGAATGGAAGAAATTAAAGGATGTTAAATTAAGTACCGATTATTCTAGGTATCATAGAATTAGAGATAATGTAGATATGATGTTGGTACAACCTCGTAATTTATTAATAAATGATACAACGATGAATAGTAATGGTTCTTGGGGTATTCATCACCCATCTGTTGATGATAGTTGTAGAATGGCGTTTGATATTGTACAAGTTATAAGACATGAAAAGTGGAAGAATAATCCTGATAGAAATACTATGACAGTTGACTCTCATACACATTTCACTCATAGAAAGGATAACTCCTCAAACAAAATTAGATGTGAATTAAATATAGATAAGGATGAAAATAAATAATTTTATAATATTTTGTAGTGAATGGAGTAGTTGGAACGGTTTTGTTTTACATTTATTCCATTACGATGGGGATATTTTTAATAGATCTTTGGATAATTCATTATTTGGTATTAATTTTAGTAAAAATTTTCTTTACATAGATATTTTTTTTATGTCATTTAAAATATATAATAGATTAGTATGAAAAAATATGATCAACATAAAATGGTAAGAACTCAAATGCGTTATCAACAAATTGAGGCAGGATTTTTTGATGGTCGTTTTGTATCTAGGTCAGAAACACCTAAAAATTTATATAATAGAAAATCTAAACATAAAAAAATATATGATTAAAATTTTAATAATGTGTACTACATTAATGTTACTAACTACAAATGAATATAAATGTAGGGCAACTTGGTATGATACCACTAAACATAAAAAAGTATACCGAAAACACTCAACTGCGGCAGTAAGTAACGATTTAATAAGGGATCTGAATTTGAATGTCGGTAGGGTATATGGTGACAGAATAACAAAGGGTAGTCTTTTAAAAGTAACCAACACCACAAATAATAAAATAGATACCGTTGAGATAACTGATGTTAGTAACGGTGGTAATAGACACATTGATTTGAGTTTATCCTGTTTTGAAAAGATATCTAAAAAAAATATCGGAACAGTATCAGTATTAGTAAAAAAAATATAATAAATGGAAGAAAATTTAAGTAAAATAAGAGACACCTTCAATGAGATATATGTTGGTAGAGAATTTGTATATAAAAGTAAATACGGTAGAGCCAAAGGTATTGTCAAAAGTATATCCGTACAACAGTCTTTTATTTTTGATGAAGACACAGAAAATTCATTAAAATATGTTGTGGATCATTCAGTTAAAGGTACTAGGACAATGGAAAAACCAGAGTCTAAAGGTGAGATAAAATATATGGCATTCCAACCTACATTTCAGATTGAGTCAACCAATGGAGTTTTTTATGATTTAAAAGAATGTTATTTTTTAGAAAATAAATTAGGAGTTATGGATTAAATATCATATATTTGTAAAAAAAAGAAAATGAATTATTTTAAAGTAGTATTGATGTGGTTAGGTTTTATAGTAATCATATCACTTTACGGTGAGTACATCGTAAATAGAGAAGTTAACGGGTACCTCCAACTTTTAGGGTTTGTCGGGTTGGTAGGAGTCCTTATATATTTAGTAGACATAACCGCAAGTATTTTATTTAAAAACAAAAACAAAGAAAAATGATTGGATTTAGTATTTTTATTATTGGGTTAGTAGTCGCAGTATTTACTGCGTTTACAACAAAAGATGTAATGTATATTACAGGAAAGAATCGATGGGGTGATGATAGTGACAATTTTAATTCAAAGTGGTTAGTAAAACCTATCGGAATTTTATTTTTATCGATTTTGGTTGGATTATTACAACCATTCGCACTTGAGAGAATTGATGCGGGTAACAAAGGACTTAAAGTTAATTTAACTGGTTCCGCAAGAGGTGTCGCAAACTATCAGTACAAAACAGGATGGGTAGTATATAACGATTGGACTGAACAAGTAAAAGAATTCCCATTGTTTCAACAACACATTGAATATAATGATCAAACAGTAATTACAAAAGGTGGGTTTGCAGCAACAATTAAACCATCATTTAACTATTCACTTCGTGAGGATGCAATTGGGGAGATGTTTGTTAATTTGAGGTTGGATATAAAGGAAATAGAACAAGGTTGGTTAAAGAATGCAATCGTATCATCTGTTAATGATGTGGCCAATCGTTGGGAGGTTGACGCAATCTTTAATAAACGTGAAGAATTTGAAGCCGCTATCATAACAGAATGTAATAAGAGGGTTTCTAAATGGTTTACTGTCTCCCAATTAAGGACAAACATTATACCTCCAATGTCGTTACAAAAAGCAATTGAAGGGAAAACACAGGCGGTACAAGAGGCACAAGCAGCACAACAAAGAACGTTAGTTGCACAGGCAGAAGCATTAGAGAAAATAGCGATTGCAAAAGGTGATAGTGCTAAAGTAATTATTGATGCACAGGCACTTGCATTGGCAATGAAATTGAAACAGAGGGAAATCACACCTTTGTATATTGAATACTTGAAAGCACAAGCATGGGATGGTAAGTTACCAACTACTGTTACCAGTGGTTCAGGAACATTCCTAAACATTAAGTAATAAATAATGGGGGTGAGTCGTTAACATCACTCCCTTTTTAATATAGTCAGGTGGCGGAATTGGTAGACGCTAAGTTATATACAATCTTATTAGAGTTCCTTACTACCTAAATTGGTGCTGCATGCTAGGCGGTTTAGGTACTAAAAGGGAAACAAGGCATGATAAAACATGGAACTCATACAGGTTCGATTCCTGTCCTGACTACAAATATTATAAATATGTATTACATTGATGAAAAAGGTAGATTAATCTACGAATCGTGTGGAATGAAATCAGAAGTGATTGGATTTGATTATGACGGTCAATTCAATATTATACTTCTTTGGGAATAAAATTTAGTCAGGTGGCGGAATGGTAGACGCATGAATAAAGGTTAATAGTAAAGATAACGTGAGTAACCTCGAAAGACCCGTTAAGACTGCTCATAAGTTATCATACAGGTTCGAATCCTGTCCTGACTACAAAAAATAAAAATTATGAATGAATTAGAACAATGGTGTAATGAAAATGGTTACTATATAGGGGAATATTGGTTTCCGAATCGTTAAATAAAATAGTCAGGTAGCTCAGTGGTTAAGAGCAGGTGGTGCGGGAAATGTATTGATACCCAATCTATCGGACACAACTAATACAAGTAAAGTGTAAACACAGGTTCGAATCCTGTTCTGACTACAAAACAAATAGTTATGAAAAAGGTATTTTATACAACAGTATTAACGGTTTTATTCCTTTCTTGTAAAGGTAAAACTTATAAGTACAAAATTGAAGGTCAAGTTCCTGTCATGATCGAAAGACAAGTTGATTGGAATGAAGTAAATGTAACACAAGAACTTCGACCAGCAGTTGCATATACTGATACGATATACGGTATGAACAAGGATTCTGTCTGGTATTATAATTCAGACGGAACTAAATTAACCATATTTAAACCGTATGTTATAAGTTTATTGAAATAATATATATCGGGGTAGATCAGTGGTATATCTAGATCCTCATAATATCTAAGTCGTAGGTTAGAGTTCTACTCTGACTACAAAAAATAAAATAAATGGAAAATAATTTAGAATATTGGTTTTGTAAAATAGGTCCTATTGACAGAAGTAAAGTACCTTTTGGTGGTGATTATCCATTGAGAAGTGTTGTTGAGGATCAGTTTATTAATATGTTTGGTGAACAAGCAAAAACCTGTGGTAGTGGTTGGGGGTTAAAAGAAGAAATGAAAACACGATTAGATATTATTTCTCTTTTACCAATAACAGATCCAGAAACATTACAGAAGATTGATGATATATTATCAAAAAGGAAATAAAAAAAATGTTTAAAAAATAATTGACATTTTAGTCTTTTATATTTAACTTTGAAAAAGAAGATTAGTTCATTGACATATTGGTTATAAAGAATATTGTGTTGTTCTTGTGAGAAAGGAATTAAACGTAATAAATAATGTAAATGTAGAATTAACATTACAACACAGAGGACTTCTCATCCTCATAAGCTCGGATGGTGGAATCGGTAGACACGCCAGACTTAAAATCTTGTGGGCAATTGCCCGTTCGGGTTCAAGTCCCGATTCGAGTACAAAAGATGATACAAAGCGTAGAATGGTAAGCGTGGAGAGACGTGACGCAAAGGTACACACTAAGGAAAGGTATTCGATCTTAATTGTATTGATGTAACAACCCGACTCTCTAATGGTGTGTGAAGCTCATATACGCTAATGACAATAGTATAGAAATTATAGGAAGTGTTTATGGTTATAGCCAGATTCCTGATAAAGCCATTTATCATCTTTTATTTGCACCCGTAGCTCAGCTGGATAGAGCAATTCACTTCTAATGAATAGGTCCCAGGTTCGAATCCTGGCGGGTGTACAACAGAACGGAGTAGATTCCTTATAGAATCGAAAGGAGATGTAGTATGGTTGGGTGGCGGAATGGTAGACGCTTATTGACACGCACGGCAGCCGAAACGTAAAATCGATCAATGGTTAGGCAATGCAAATGATGAAGAACACTACCTCACGGTGCGTAGGTAAATTTCAAAGTGTTTATGTAGGTTCGAATCCTACCCCAACCACGTAACGGTTATGAGATTCCGAAAATTAAAAATCTCAAATTGGTTTATTAGTGTAGTGGCTAACATACATCCCTGTCACGGATGTGCCGAGAGTTCGATTCTCTCATAGACCGCAGGGAGTGTTCTCAGTAGAGTTCAGTTTGAGAGAAGATGTATCACGCACTTAAAAAAGGGGATACAAAGTGTCAAACCGTTTATTCAGTTTAAGGGCGATAAAAACTGACGTTTTGTAGAGATAGTTTAATGTGAAAAACTTACACTCGTGATGTTAGAGGGTCTGATCACTCCTTTCACGTAAAAGTGACAATCGAACCCAAAGGTTGTCACAATTTGCTCCCATCGTCTAACGGTTAGGACATCAGGTTTTCATCCTGAAAATCGGAGTTCGATTCTCCGTGGGAGTACCAAAGTGGGTAAGAGCGTAATGAGGCACGGTGCCGAGTCCCGTAAAAAGGTTGTTCATTGTGGGTTCGAATCCCACCTTACCTATTTGATTACACATAAACTTAGGTACCCATACAGCGATGAGTATCGGGCTAAGTTATATACAATTCCTCGGAGCTGGGAGTAGAATGCCTAAGAGTGTGTTTTTATAGTCAGGTGGCGGAATGGTAGACGCAAAGACCACGTAAATCCATGGGTTGTGGAGGTACTGAAAAAATTACCATACAGGTTCAAATCCTGTCCTGACTACAAGCGGTTACCTGACTCCGATAGGACGGTAAAGCTCATTGGGATGTCGGAAGTCCACGAATGAGGGCGTAAGCAACAAAAAACTTACAATGGCGGAGTGCCAAATACACTAGAAACGAGTCCTTGGGTGATCAATGGATAGTCTGAAATCTCCGCTAATTGGTCCTTTAGCTCATTCGGTTAGAGCAACTGACTCATAATCAGTAGGTGGTTGGTTCGATTCCAACAAGGACCACATAAACAATTAAAATACTGATAGTGGTTTTCCCCACTCAACGGATGTCGACAATCCAGAGTGGATCAGGAATTCATCACCCCCTGAAAAGGACAGTGCCGAGGCCTCGTAAAACTACGATTAAGCACTTAAGATTGGAGCGAGACGGGTACTTCATCACTATCACCTTATTTATAACCAATATAAATAACCAAAAAATTTGGCAGATTGAAGTATTATATATATCTTTGATAAAATAAAACAAATGACTATGGGTGTAAAAGTTTCTAAAATGGTTATGGTAAAGTACCAAATCCTAAAAAACGGAGTTAAGAGAGGTGAACTATCTATCGAAGATATCGATAAAGTTACTAGAGAACTTTTAGATTATCTAGCTGAAATGACTGATCGTGGAATAACTGAAATTGGTGATGAAACAGTTGATCAATACAAAGAAAGAGTTTGGAATCTCATTGAGAGAGTTGGATTATTACCTGAATAGTTATGCCTCAGATATATAAAGTTGGTGGTTGTGTAAGAGATAGTATCTTAGGTGTTGAATCTAAAGATATTGACTTCACATTTGTACTCGACAACATAGATAGAACAGTAGATGAAGGTTTCGAAATAATGAAACAATGGATGGAACATAAAGAGTTTACTATATTCCTTTCTACTCCAGAGATGTTCACTATCAGAGCTAAATTTCCTAAAGGTGATGTTAACGAAGGATTAGTTGCGGACTTTGTTCTCGCAAGAAAAGAGGTCGGTTACAAAGAAGGGACTAGACAACCTATTTTAGAATTAGGGACATTAGAAGATGATCTAATTAGAAGAGATTTCACATTGAATTCGATGGCGGAAGATGAAAATGGGAATCTAATTGATTTATTTGGTGGACTCAAGGATCTTGAAGATGGAATTTTGAGAACTCCATTAAACCCAGAAATAACAATGATGGATGATCCGTTGAGAATATTGAGAGCTTTAAGATTCTCAGTAACAAAAGGATTTACGATTAGTTTAAAAATATGGGACGCGATGGCTCAACCTGAAATCTTAGAGAAATTAAAAACAACTGTTTCAGTTGAAAGAATGAGAGAAGAAATCTTTAAGATGATGAAACATAATACCCCACTATCTTTAAGATTACTTCATACCGTTGAAGAATCTTACATACCTGGATTTTTGGATTTAGTATTCTCAAAAGGAATGTGGTTGAAACCTACTAACGAATTATAAACTATTGATTTTAATAAAAATTATCATTAAATTTAAAAAAAAACATTATGAAATTTAAAGATGTAACAGAAAAAGACATAGAACATGCTTATTCCATCTACACTGACAAAAACTTAAAGTGGGATGAGAGAATGTCAATTCTAATTGAGTATTTCGATAGATCGGAAAGGACTATAAGAAAATGGTGTTCGGAGAAATTTAATTTCAAAGAGAAAGTAGATAAAGAGTCGGAACAATTTGAGGCTGCCAAATTAAAAAAGTATGATAAAGATAAAAAGATATTTTTAATTACTTGGGCACAAAATAATACACCTGTCCATAACGGATTACTCACCAATATGGAGGCATACGCAAATCATTTGGGTGCTGATATACATGTTATTGCGGGTAGATATAAAAATCCGACATCTGTATGGACTAGTAATCAAGAAAATAACGAATTTTGGGATAGTAAGATAGTTAAGTACTTAGATGCTAATAGACATGATATACATAAATATGTTTCTATTCTATCAGATGTTAAAATACAACCAACCGCAGTCGATCCTATGACAGGATTACAAGGTTTGAGTGGAATTAATTCTTGTATTTTTGGTTCACCAAAGGTACATATGGAGACAATACCTGTTTTAGTTAAACAAAAACCTAAGATGATGTTAACGACAGGATCGATAACTAAAAAGAATTACACTGATTCTAAATCAGGTAAGAAAGGTGAATTCCATCATACTTTTGGTTTTGTTATTGTGGAAATTAAAGATGAAGATACATTTTTTGTCAGACAAGTAACTGCCGATGATAAGAGTGGTAATTTTTCAGACTTATATAATAGAGTAGAAAAAGGTGTTGTCAATAAAAATTCATCCGTATCTGCGATAATTTTAGGTGACCTACACTACGGACATCACGATGAAGATGTATTAGAATCTACATTTGATTTAATGGTAGATTTAGTCCCTAAACATGTTATTCTACATGATGTATTTGATGGAGACTCTATAAGTCACCACCAGATGAAAGATCCATTTGTACAATATGGTAAAGAAATGAATGGAACTAATGATTTAGGTAAAGAAATATTCACTATGATGGATCAACTAGATAGATTTAGTGATTTTGAAAATGTGGTTATAGTTAGGTCAAATCATGATGACTTTGTAGATAGATGGTTAAAAAATGAGGATTGGAAAAAACAACCTACATTTAAAAACGCACCATTGTATATGGATTTAAGTTCCAGACTTTTAAAACAATACGGTGAAAATCCTAGTGACGTTAAAGGTGTAATACCTGACATCATCAATGAGAGATACCCTAAATTTATTACATTAGGTAGAAATGATTCTTACAAAGTGAAGAATTGGGAACTAGGTCAACATGGTGACGTTGGATCTAATGGTAGTAGAGGTTCTTTACAACAATTTCGTAAATTGAATACTAAAATTGTTGTTGGACATTATCACTCACCAGGACGTAAAGATGGGGCATTGGCAGTAGGTACGAGTACAAAACTAAGAGTTGGGTATAATAATGGTCCTAGTGGTTGGTTACAGACACATGTTATCATCCATAATGATGGTAGGGCACAACATATCATCTTTAGTAGAGATAAAAATAATAAAATAGATTTTACTACCTTACCACTTTAACACAAATAAATGTATATTAAAATGAAAAGTTTACAAGTATTAACTATTATTTTAGTAACTTCACTAATATATGGTATAATTTTATATCTAATAATCGAAGATAGTAAAAAATGTGATCAACACGTTGTTTTCACTGATGGAACGGAAATGGATTGCACTGAAGTAAGTAGTAGTGATAGTGGTATTAGTACTATCAAATCATGTGATAAATCATGGATAAAAGTTCCTACACAAAGAATAAAAGTAATCACAGAACTAAATGATAGAGATTAGGAAGATAAAAAATATTATATTTGTATTATGAATGAAATTTTAAATGAATATTTTGAAAAGGGTTTATTACATAAACAAGTTCACCCTACTTTGGATATAACTATTTGGAACTATAGTGAAAAAGTACAATATGAATCTTTATGGGATAAGATAACTCTGATGTGTAGGGGTTTGGTAACAAATTCTAATGGGGATATTGTTGGTAGACCATTTAAAAAATTCTTTAATATGGAAGAAGGTAAACATACTACCACATCTGAATTTGACGTTTATGATAAAATGGATGGTTCATTAGGAATTCTATTTCATTATGGTGATCAATGGGTATTGGCAACTAGAGGTTCATTCACTTCCGAACAATCTATAAAGGGTTTTGATTTATTACAAAAATATGATTACGATAAGTTACATAAAGATTATACTTATTTATTTGAAATCATATACGATGATAATAGAATAGTAGTGCAGTATGATTTTGAGGATGTAGTCTTATTAGGTATGATAAATACTAAAACCGAAAATGAGGTTGACTTATATAGTGAAGGTGTAGATCTAAGATTAAAAAATTTAATTCGTAATATAGGTTTTAGAGTAGTTAAAAAATATGATGGTATATCTGATTTCACTACCTTAAAAAATATAATAAAAGATGATGAAGAGGGTTATGTAGTTAAATTTTCTAATGGTGACAGAATGAAGATAAAGGGTGAAGAATATCTCAGATTACATAAAATAATGACAAATATATCAACTACAACTGTATGGGAAATTTTATCTAGTGGTGGTAAAATAGAAGATTTTCTTAAAGATGTTCCTGATGAATTTTATGGTAAGATTAAAACTTACGCCAGTAGTTTGGGGTATCATTGGTACCAATACTATAACCAACTAGGTAAAACTTATGATTATTTTAGATTTGGTAAATACGGTGATATAGAAGTAGAACCAACTAAGAAAGAATTTGCGGAACATATTAAGAACCACCATCCAATTGCAAAGGCAATTATGTTTGCGATGTGGGATGGTAAAGATTATGATAAAATTATATGGAGTGCTTTAAAACCAAAATTTAGGAAACTATGAAAAGAAATATAAGTGAAAATCCAGAAAGATGGGTAGTATTAAAACTACCAAACAATTACTATAAAGTTTTTGGAACTTGGGCTGGTGGATATTTAACTAGTGATAGATGGAAGTTGAACTCTGGAATAGAAAAGGTTGAACAAGATGATGATTACTATTATTTTATTGGATTTAGTGGTAGTTGTTATAAGTGTAATAAAAAAGGATATGGGGTTGCAACATCTTATGGGTTAGGAATTTTGGATAAAATAATTGAACAAGGGGAGGTTGAATTAATGGAAGATATTGGAGATTGGTTAAATTTAGTAATAAAAAATACATAAATTTACAAATAATGATAGATAACATAGAATTAATAAAAACACTATTACATTTCACTGATAAAGGTGATTTTTATATGTTATATGTTTTTAAACGTAAAAAGGATCAACCTGAAGGGGAAAGAGATAATCATCAGTCAGTAAGAACAATTAAAACTTACTGTATAGAATCTATTGATCATCTTGAAAAGAGGTATGAAGAGATTAAACAACTTTGTGAAATGTTTAAGGCGAGGGCTTATATTCATGTTCAGAAACAAAATCATAAAGATGTTTCCCTTAATATGTTGGCAATACTAGCGGAACGTATTAGAGATGGTGTAGATAAACAGAAAGGTTTGTTCGATTCTGTTGTTGGTCAAATTAAAACTCAAGAAAAAAGGTGGATAGTCGATATTGACACTAAGGATATTCAAGAATTAAGAAATGTTCAGGTAACTATTAATAGATGTAAACCTGAAGGTCCTAAAACTAAATACGTTATTCCGACCAAAAATGGGTATCATCTAATTACTGATAAGTTTGATGTTAAAACATTTAAAGAGGAATACCCTAACTTAGACATCCAAAAGAAAAACCCAACCCTATTATTTTTACCAAATAGTTTGGAATATTAAAAAATTATAAATATATTTGTGAAATGAAATTAGTATTAGAAAAAGGGCAACGGTTATTTTTTACGAGTGATACACATTATAATCACGCAAATATTTGTTCTGCAACAACTGGTTGGGTTGGTGCAGAAAAGCTAACACGTAAGTTTAATTCACTCAATCATATGAATGACACATTAGTGAATAATATTAATGAGGTTGTTGGTGAAGATGATGTATTGATTCATTTGGGTGATTGGAGTTTTGGTGGATTTGAGAAAATAGAGGAATTTCGTAATAGAATAATCTGTAAGAATGTTCATTTAACTTATGGGAATCACGATCACCACATTCGCAAAAACAAAGAAGATATACAAGATATTTTTTCCTCAACACACGACTATTTGTTTTTAGATGTTCGTAGACCATCTATTTTGGGTAAGGGGTTGATGGACAAATACTCTTTTGTCTGTATGCACTATCCAATTGCATCTTGGGATAGTATGAATGATGGTACAATACATTTACATGGTCACGTACACCTACCAACTAATTTAAGATTGGGTGACGGTAAATCATTGGATGTGGGTGTAGATGGTAATAATCTATGTCCCTTATCTTTGGATGAAATTTTAACCATTGTTAAAAATCAACCAATTAAAAAATTATGTTTACCAAAAGATCATCACGAAAAAAGAATATAAATAAATAATAAATTATGAGTGAAAAAAGTTCATCAAGTGGAATAGGATTAGGTATGATTCTCTTCCTTATTTTTATGGTTTTAAAACTAACTAATCACATTGATTGGAGTTGGTGGTGGGTAACTGCACCATTGTGGATACCAGTATTACTTTTAATCGTTATTTTGGTAGTAACTTATTTGATATATAAAAGATGAAAAACCCAAATTTAGTAACAATAATCGTAGTTGTCATATGGTTTACTTTTATCGCTATTATAGCAATAGCCGTATCCTAATAAAAACTACCTAAATCAGAATAAAATGGATGATAAAATTTTATATATTGTAAGAGGAGTACCTGGTTCAGGTAAATCTACATTCGCCAAAAGATTAGTGGAACACGATTTTTTAGTTTGTGAGGCGGACAAATATTTTGTCGATAAAGAGACTGGAGAATATAATTTTGATTTTAGTAAAATCAAAGACGCACATAAATTCTGTCAGGATACAGTTGAAACATATATGAAGGATTCACTGATTAACGATAACTTCTACAGAGAGATTGCAGTTTCTAATACATTCACACAAGAATGGGAAATGGAACGTTATTATGAGTTGGCAAAACAGTATGATTATAAAGTGTTCTCAATTATTGTAGAGAATAGACACGAAGGTATAAATGAACATGGTGTTCCTGAAGACAAAATTCAAATAATGAAAGATAGGTTCGAAATAAAATTATAAAATACTTTACTATTTATTTTTTTATCATTATAATTTAAAAAAAATAAAATGATGACAGTAGAAAATGGTAAGGGTGTAGTAGTCCACTACACAGGAAGATTTGAGGACGGTACAGTATTCGACACTTCTTTAGCGGAAGGTAGAGAACCTTTAAATATAGTTTTAGGACAGGGTACATTAATCAATGGATTTGAAAAAGGTTTAGTTGGTTTAAATAAGGGAGATAAAAAAACTATCGAGATTGATCCTGAAGAAGGTTATGGTGAGTATCTTGATGGGTTAGTAACAATTATCCCTAATGACAGAGCACCTGAAGGAGTTAATGTAGGTGATTTCTTACAATCTACTGGAGATAAGGGTACAATAAACGTAGTTGTTACCGAAATTAATGAGGAAGGTGTTAAAATTGATGCCAACCATCCTATGGCAGGTAAAAAATTAATTTTTGACGTAGAGGTATTAGAAGTAAAATAAATATTATTTCAGAGGGGGATTTTTAATCCCCTTTTATATTTATAATATAATAATAATTAAATAAAATTTATAGATGGAATTAGAAACTATATTACAGTCAGAAAAACCTGTTTTGATTGATTTTTGGGCAGAATGGTGCGGACCTTGTAGGATGATGAATCCTATTATAGAAAGTTTTAAAAAAAATAATAGTGATATTGAAGTAGTAAAAATTAACATAGATGAGGATAGGAGTGTCGCCGCTCAATTTCAGATAAGGACTATACCTACCATAGTCTTAGTTAAAGAGGGTAAACAGATTTGGAGGAATAGTGGTGTTCTCAGTGAATCTGTCTTAAATAGTAAAATAAAAGAAATTTTATAATATCAAAACCCAACATTAGTTGGGTTTTTTGTTTTTAAAGATATTTATTATAATAACAATTTAAACGTTTTATTTTATGAGTAATAAAATTAAATTAATTATGAAAATATTTAAAGACATGCTTACAGAAAAAGGTATGTACTCTCAAAGTAGAGTATATCTGTTGTGGGCAATCATCGCATATTATATTACACTAGGTGTGTTAATGTTTAAGGGTGTTAGTAAAGAAAATACATTGGATTTAAATAAGTTCCAAATCATTATAGATGCCTTAGAATATGCAATGGTTTTATTTGCGGGATATACTTTTGGTGGTAAATTTTTAAATGTAATCGAAACAATTGGTTCATTAAGACATAAAAATAAAGAGGAGGAAAAAACTAATTGATGAAAATAGTTATTACAGAAAGTCAATATAGGAGATTAATAACTGAGGATAATAAATCTTTTCTTGATGGTATGGTAGATTTCCCTAACATAAAAAATGTTATTGATCCTTTTATCGCAAAAATATATGTAACATTAAAAAATGACGAATCACTTATACCTAATTTGAGTTATTTAAGTACTAATATCTCTAATGGTCCTTTTAAAAAAATTGTGAGGGAGATTATGACATTAACTGATTTTACTGAGGGAGAATGTGTAGTATTAACACATAACTATAGTAGTGTATATTGGGACGATATTGTTATGGCTTCTGAAACGGGAGATTGGAAATCTTTGATTGGCAAACCTTTAGAATTTTATGGTAAATTTAACTACCCTGCAACTGTTTACCACACAGGTACCGTAGGTGGTAGATCTACAGGTGACGCTTATGGTTATGCTAGAAATATAAAAGAATTTATTGGTAAAATTGGTGATGGTAATGTTGAAATTGAAGATAGAATGGGAAGAATTGATTCCGATGAAACTAATATTGACTGGGAGATTGACTGGGAGTTTACTAATGAATCATTTGGTGATGAAGAAATAGATTACAATGATATAGAGATAAAGATATGAGAATTAGATTAACAGAAAGTCAATTTAATAATTTACTTATGGAAACTATTATAGTTTCCAATGCTAAGGTTAGTGCGGTACCTATTAATTGGGGTGATCCAAAATACGGTAAATACTCTGGACAACTTAAAGTCGTATATAAAGATATGGTTTATTTTTATAAATTAAAGGTTGACACTTTATTTTATGATGGTGGAGTTTTGATTAAAAATTTATGGGAGACTGAAGATGGTTATGGGGTAAAAGATAGTACAGGTAAAACTTTTAATATTGATACGTCTCAAATGAATGATATAATTTCATTTATCAAAAAACAATTAAATACATTCACAATTAAATCATCTAGTGTAGATTTAACTTTAACAAAAACCGTTTAAGATGAAAATTAAATTAACTGAAGAACAATATAAAAAATTATTTAAAGAGGATACTGAATCATCGTCTGTTGGAGATTTAATTACCCCAAAAGTTATTAGAATTATGAGGGCGTTAAAAAATATTTATACTAATACTGATAAAACTATTGAAGATTTAATGTTTAATTGGGATTTGAGTGATGTTGATGCAACTACAATAGTACATAACTATGAAAAAACATTTAGAGATTTACCTAATGAGGAATATGAAACATTTTTAAATACCCCATTGGAATTTCAAGGTACTTACGTAATAAAGGCTAACTTACCAACTGTAATTACTGCTAGATCATTTTTAGATTATGAAATTACTGTTAGGGCTGGATCACGTCAAGAGGCGTTAAAAAATGTCATTTCTAAAATTAGAGATCGAAATTTTAATGATATAGAGTTAGTGGACACATACCCCAATCAGTTTCCTGATTTGGATTGGGATTTGGATGATGCAGAACTTGTGAGGGATATGGCTAGAGATACTTTAAATGATTTTTCAATTGATTGGACGCCAGATCAATATAAATCCTATATAAAATTAATAGAATGAAAGTTTTAATAACTGAAAACCAACTTAAAACTGTTTATCAAAAAATAGTTGATATCTCATTAAATAATTTAAGGGATAAGTGTGAACACGCTACAGAAGATGAGGATTGGGATTATGCTGATGAGGATGTTGATTGTGAAATATTGGATATAGTAGAAAATGTCGAAGTTGCAACTTCTTTTGATAATGAAATTGGTTTAATAATTTATATTGATTCTATTTTTGATAGTGCAGATGTAGGTAGTTTTTTCTATGATATAAAAGGGGAAATAATGGATATGACTGGAAATAAAAACATAAAAGTTAAATTGCTAAATGTTATTAACAATAAAGAAAGAAATTGGTGATGAAAATAATAATTACAGAAAGTCAATATAAAAAAATACTAATTAGGGAATTTGGTGAAACAATCAAAGATCCTAAAAGTTGGTATAAGAAAATACTTAAATGGGTTAATGGTGAACCTAAAAGACTTAGGTTTGATAGTAATGCATACGAAACAGTAGTGTATGATGATAATGATATCTATTTAGGGTACTATGATAAAGAAGGTGGGTACGGACTTGTCGTAACTGAATATGGTATCGGTATTGATGATTATACTGATGAAGAAATATTAGACGAGGAGGATGAAGGTGCACCTGCTGGTGGATCTTCTACTGTTTGGCCTCTTAAAGATGTAAATAGGGGAGTTGCGAATCCAATAGATAGCTCACCGTGGTCGGTTGAGCCTGCTAGAGGACCCGCAAATCAATTAACTTAATTAGTTACCACTATTATTTGACTGATTACTACTTTGAGTAGTACTTTGATTACTACTTTGAGTAGTACTTTGATTACTACTTTGAGTAGTAACCACTGGTTTTTTCTTTTTACAACCGCAACCCATTTGATTAAGTTTTTTTAAAATGTTATTATTATAAATATCAGTATTAATATTATTTTGTAAATAATAAATCAATAAAAATTTGGTTATTCGGAATCTATTCCATATATTTGTCTAAAAATAAGATATGAATTTAGATTTTTTAAAAGAAGTTTTGTCCCTACCATCAATATCTGGTGATGAAAGTATGGTTAGAGACTACATAATAGAGTTTGCAAAAACTAACGGTATAGAGTATTACACCGATAAAAAAGGTAATCTCTATCTTACTAAGGGTATGGTAACCTATCCGCAAGAACATTTCCCTTGTGTCGTTTCACATATGGATACAGTTCATAGATCACATATTACCTTAATTGAAAATAAAGAACGTCTAATCATTAAAGAAAATGACGATAATCTAATTGCCTTTCATCCCACTACAGAAATACAAACAGGTATTGGTGGGGATGATAAGTGTGGTGTCTTTGTTTGTTTAGAACTCTTCAATAAATTCGATAACTTAAAAGGGGCTTTCTTTGTTGAAGAAGAGATAGGTATGAAAGGTTCTAAAGAATCTGATGATGCCTTCTTTGATAATGTGGGGTACGCAATTCAGTTTGATGCACCATCTAGTAATTGGATAAGTGAAGTTTGTTGGGGAGTTAATCTTTTCGATTTAGATTTTAAGGATAAAATTAAGGCGACTTTAAACGAATCTGGTTATACTAAATTTAGTAATGATCCATTTACTGACGTTAATCAATTGGCAACTAAATACGACTTCAACTGTCTTAATTTGGGTTGTGGTTATTACAAACAACATACTAATCAAGAATATGTGGTTATCAGTGAAGTATCAGATTCTCTCATTGCAGGTGAAAAATTAATTTCTCATTTGGGTAACATAAAATATATCCATAAGAAAAAAACAATTACTGAAACATATAGTAATAGTTATTCACCATTTATAGGTGATGATGACGATGATGATGATGATGATGATTTCATCAATACCATATCAGATGAAATTGTAGATATGGTAGTTGATTTAATTACAATTGGTGCGAGTAGAAGAGAAATAACCAAAGAGGTGAAAAATTATTTAGAAGATATAATGTAATATGTTTGATTTTGATAAAATAGACAGGGGTAAAATTAGATTTTATTCTTTAATAGGTGTCATATGTTTTTGCCTATTTTTAACTATAATAATAATTTACCCAATAATATTGTATATTATTTTATTTTTAGGTATAACAATACCTTCCTTTTTTTTGTATAAGAACTATAAAAACAATAAAGATGATGAATAATGTTTTAGAGAAAAAATCTTTAGTTAGTGAGATACTAATTGAATTGAGTAAGTATGACAATATCCCTAGTAGTGGATTTTTGGCTGGTGGTGCAGTGGCGAATACTATCTTAAATATGGTTTGGGGTGGTAATTACCCTATAAACGATTTAGATATATTTATTGAGGATAAGGGATATGATAGTCCATCGTCAAATGCACCAGTTAGAACTAACTCATTGAACATTGAAGGTGATGGGTATATGGTTACTAAAATGGCGTATGATACTAACACCACATACCAAATAGTTAAAGTAGATAGAGATGGGTATCTGAATAACATTTATATTAGGAAGAATTCTTCACTGTCTTCACCCAAAACAGATTATGAATACATTTTAAATGGGTTCGATTTTAATTGTTGTCAAGTTGGTATTGATTTAACAACTAACATTCTTATATATACTGAGGACTTTAAAAGTTTTTTAGAAAATAAACAATTAGAGGTTACTGCGATATACACACCTGCACATACTGCAATAAGATTGTTTAAAAAGATGGACGAACTAAATTGTTTTTGTAATGTAGATTCGTGTATGGAGTTATTAAGTCAACCCTTAATAGTAGAGAATATTGTTAGAATGTCTAGACGTTCATTTGGAGTATATTTTGGTTCTAAGTATAAAGATATGTATATGAAATACTATTCTAAATTGAAGGAGTATTTCTCATTAATTAAGTACTTTGATCATAAGAAATCTACTTGGGCTTATAGATCCAATCCTAATGATGTAGTAATTCCTGAAAGTGTTAAGTGGTTAAACCCCAAATATACTATACCAACAGAGGTATTAGGTAATTGGGCGAAATATAATGATATTATATGGTCATTAACACCTAAAAAATATAATAAAAAGAATGAACTAATATTTGGTATTTTAGAACAATTATCATTTAACCCGTTAACATTTATGGGGGCATATAATTTAACTAAAAATGATATTAACAAAAAACAAAAGTTTAAGGCAGAATTGATATTAAAAAATAGTCATTTCTCTAAGATGCTTTGTCTAACAAATAACCAATACCATAATTGTGATTTTGATTTATCACATATACAATATATTGATAAAATGGTAGATTCTGAAAGATGGTTACTATATATCATTTTTAAATTTAAAATGAATGCTCAAGAATCCTATAATTTTGTAAAGAGTATTAATAAATTATTTAATTCAGATGGAGAATGGGTATCACCATTACTACAAAAATCATTATTAAGTAGGAATATTTTGATTAAACCTACATATGAAAATATGAAACAAGAATTAGATAAAGAAAAAGAAAAATATTCAGCCAATATAATTGAACCAATTGTTTTTGATGACTTAAACCTACCATATGATATAAAAATTAAGGAGTTAACTTCTGAGTTGAATATGAGATGGGCAGGTAATAAACTTAAGAACTGTATTAATAATGATGCTCAGAATTATAAATTGAAGATTGCAAGTGGTAAGACTAAAATATTTGTGATTATCACACCTAATAATATGTCAGCGTTGGAAATAGAATTAGAGGATAATCAGTTAATGTTTAGAATGATTCAGATATTATCGTATTGTAATAAAGAAACTACTGAATACCATAAGACTATTGGTAATCTATTGGTTAATAAAATAAATAAAAAGAGGTTTACTGATGGGTACGATAAAAAAATAAAATCTTTTGGGGATATAGAACTATTAAATAGGGGATTTTTAATATCATTAAAAGATGAAAGTAGTGAAAATAATACGACCTCAATTTTCCAGATAAATGCAGTACATAACCCTTACATCCGATTAGAAGAAGTACCTGAAGTAGAACAAGATATGATAGGAGAATACTGGGGTGTAGATGATTTACCAACAGAAGAGGTAGTTGAAAATAGAACTCCCATTATAAATATCAATAGACCATTTTAACCCTTTAAGATATTTATATCTAAATGGGTGAGAAATGAAAAATGAAGTTCAAAACGATAAAGCATTATTCTATTTAGGGAAAATAATGACAGAGGAATTAGAAGATAATTTTGATGTTATCTATGATAGTTATAAAATTAAGGCACAAAAAAAGGGGTTAGGTGGTGATATAAAGTTTGTTGAATCTTTAGATATGATATATATTTATGTAAAAATAATTTAAGAAATATTTTTATCAAATAAATATAATGCAGACCCACTTGTGGTGTTACTACCTATAATCTTTAATTCATCAATTAAGGACTTAAATTTAGATTCTTCTTCTCTTTGTTCTTCTATAAACCATTGGATGAAGTTTTCAGTTGTGAAATCCCCTAATTCTCTACAAGTTATGATAATTTTATGAAATGAATTAGTTATTTCTCTTTCGTTAAAAAGACTATCTTCAAATATCTTTAAGATGTTATCGAAATCTAAATCACTATCATCTAAAAACGTATTTGACGGAATAATTGGTTTTTCATCTCGTTCTAAAATGTAATCACATATCTTTAACATATGTTCTCTTTCTTCATTAGACTGTTCTCTAAAAAATTTAGATATACCTTTAAAACCTTTTGACTCACATAAAACCGATAGGTTTAAATAATAATGAGATGCTCTATTTTCGAACCATATTTGTTCGTTCAATAAATTTAAAACTCCTTTTTCCATTTAATCGTTATTTCTTTTTTTATTTTGAATGTACTGTGCCTTTTGTACTTGTTGTCTTTCTATAATAGACTTTTTTACGTACTCTTTTCTGTTTGTACATTCCTTCGCAATATTTGTTTTTATGAACTTTCCTTTAAGTTCTTTTAAGGCTCTTTCTATATTACCACCTTTGACATTAACAATTAACATAATAAAATATTTAATATTGTTTATTTTACTTATAAAAGTAATATTTATTAATATAAATGTAAATATTAAAAAAAATGAAATTAAGTAAACTTATAACTGAAAATACCATTTTACCAATACATAAAAGAGTTCTTAGGGCAATGACACTTTCTTTAGGTGAGACTGATGATGTTTCTGATATATGGGGATTTTTAACAAAAACTTTGAATATTGAGGATATGACACTAAAATTAGAATTGTTACATTTATTTGTAAACAATTTTAATGAAGATGGTAATTATGAAGGGGTTACAGATTCAGATTTAGATGATATTGATGACATTTCTAACTACTATGATGAACATGCAGCTTTGTCGGAGTGGGCAAATTTACCTCCTATTATGATAGAAGACACCGATGAAGAACACTATGGGTTAAAAGTTTTCCGTAATATAGAAGATGATGAAAAATTTGCAGTTGGGACAGATAGTGACGTTGCATCGGCAATGGAGAAGTATTTTGATGGATGGGTAGACAATCAAGGTGGGTATGATAATATCGATATATCACTAATTGAAGACTATATCGAACTTAATGATTATAGTCTTAGTCATTTCGCATCTGAAGAAGCAAATTATAGGGTAGATGATATGGATGATGATGATATAATTTCTGAAGCAGGATACGATAAAGATGAATTTGAGGAACAAATAAGTAATATCGAATATAGAATTGAGGAGATTGAATCAGAAATATCTGATTTAGACGATGAGATGAGTGATCTAGAAGAAGATAATGAAGAGGGTGAAAACGATTCAGCTATTGACGATGTAACTATTAAAATGAGAGAATTAAGTTCTGAAATGGATACTTTAGGGGATCAATTAGAAGATAAGAAATCTGAACTAGATAGTTTAGTTGATACTGCTAGAGAGGAGTTGATTGAAAAATATGATGAAGAGATAAGAGAAAGGGTAATAGATGGTGGTTTATCTTATTTTACTGACGAATTTGGGTTGTCTAAAGAAGATGCAATACGATACTACTACGATTTTGATGAGTCAGGATTAGAGTCTTATTTGGCTGAAAATGAAGATAGAGGTGTCACATTAGCATCTTATGATGGTAATGAAAGTTATGAAAAATACAATGGGGAATATTATTATATATATAGAATAGATTAATTATGAGTATGATAGATAGAGAAAAATTAAAAAAACTATTTAATGAAATGAGGTTTGATAATAAGTCAACTGGATTATTTTCAGAAGAAGAACCTAAAGTAGTTAATGAGTTTGGTGAAAAAATGAAATCTTTTTTAAATAACAAAAAAGATGATATGATTAACTCATGGAAAAATTTTGTTAAGATAGCAAAAAGAGAAAAAAGTGAAACTGTTAAAGCGGTAAAGATTTTAGGTGACTTATTATCCAAAAAAGAGGTATCTGAAAAGGATATTGAGTTTTTAAAGGCACAATCTAAAGATATTGCAAAGATAGTGGCAGTTATGAGTATGGGTGCAGTGTCTATGGCGATTCCTATTGCACTTGAGAAGATATTAAACAAATATGGTATAAGTATTATGCCGTCTAGTAATGAGAAAGAAGATGAGGAAGATACAGAAAGATTAGATGAAAGAAAAAAGAAAAAATCTAATAAACTTTGTGCTAGAGGTGTAAGTTCTGCCAAATCTAAATACGATGTTTACCCTTCTGCTTACGCTAATGGACACGCAGTTCAAGTTTGTAAAGGTACAATTGCGGGGTTAGATGGTAAAAAAAGATGTAGTGGGAGTTATTGCTCTGGTAAAACTAATGAGTCTTGGTCACCTGAAATGTCACAAGATTTAGATTCATTTCACAATATAGAAATACATGAAGATTTGGCGGTTTGGTTTGGAACAAAGAAAAAAAATAAAGGGACTAAACAACCACAAGGACCTTGGGTTAATATATGTAGAAAAAAAGAAGGTGGTGGACATCCTGAATGTGGAAGAGGTGATTCCGACAAAGGTGGGTATCCAGTTTGTAGAGCAAAGAGTGTGGCGGCGAACATGAGTCAAGAGTCTAAAGATTCTGCATGTAGACGTAAGAGAGAAAGAGAAAAAACAGATGGTAAGTCAGGTAAAGGTCAAACACCTAGTCCTATTAAAGTTAAAGGGTATAAATCTAAAAAGAATGAGTCTTTAAACTACGATAGAATGTTAATAACGGAAAGTAAATCTATTATAAGTGAAGGTTTAAAATATCACATTGATAATCAAATACCTCTGACAGAAACAGTATATAGGTATGGTAGCGAATCCTTCTTCAACCTTATCAATGAGGTTAGGGTAGTATATCAAAAAGGTGGAGTCGATCTTTCTCATAATGATTTAGAAATTATTAAAACAGATATAGGTAAACAAGGAATATATGAAGGTAAATTAGTGTGGTTAGATATACCAAATGAGGAATATAATTTAAATGAGGCAGAATATAAAGGAAAAAAAGTAGAACTTAGTAAACCTAAAAGAGGTGGTTCTAAGAAATTTTATGTTTATGTTATGTGTAACGATAAAGTTAAGAAAGTTTCTTTTGGGGCTAAGTCAGGTGGAGGTAATCTTGCAGTTAAACTTAGAGACCCTAAGGCTAGAAAGGCATTTTCAGACAGACATAATTGTACTCAAAAAAATGATAAATGTAGTGCGGGTTATTGGAGTTGTAGATTACCAAGATACGCAAAACAATTAGGATTGTCAGGTGGAGGAACTTGGTGGTAAAAAAAAAGAATTATGAAAATTATTATTAGTGAGAGACAATTTAGAAGATTAATAAAAAATAAATCTTTAATATCTGAAAATTTTTTAGATAAGGCAAAACTTATACTATCTAGGGTAAGTAAAAATAAAACAGTCGGTAGTGAGAAACAGGCGACGCAAACGGCAGATGTAGACAATTTACCTAATTTAGAAAAATCTTTGGCAAAATTTGCTGAGGATATGAAATCAGCTAATTTAGGTAATTATAGAACACAACTACAAACTATAATAGAACCTTTGGGTTCATTATTTGGTAGATTAGAAGATTTAAATGCGGAAGATTGTAGGAAAGGTAGAAAACCTGGTACTTTAGCAGCAGAAAGAATGGAACCAGTAAAAAATCAAATATATGACTTATTCCAAAGAGTTTATACTGATATGAAAAATGAGTTAATTACTAACAATTTATTGACTAAAGAAGAATCAAATAATTTTACTATAGATGATGCGATTGAGATGATGTATAGAAGGTACAACCAACAAAAAGGGTTCTTAAAAAATATTGCAAAAACAATTTTAAAAGCTTTAGGTGGTGGGTTTATTAGTGCTCAGATGTTAACAATAATATCTGATGGTATACGAAAAAAATTCGGTGAAAAAACAGGTGGTTTGGCTAACTCCATAATGACTGACTTTATTGGTGGGTTAATGACTGTAATGTCAGATGATAGTTTAGGTGACTGCGTACCACAAACCGCTTCTAGTTCTCAAGAGGCATCAATAAAACAAGGTTTATAAAAAATAAAATATGAAAAAAGTAACATTGACAGAAAAGGATCTTTATAGAATAGTAAGAGAAACTTTAAATGAAGAATCTAAAGGTGAAAACTATATGTTTTTCAGTAACCTAACTCAAATGAGAAGACAATTAGATATTATGATTAAAGAATTTGATCCGAATAAAGTAAATGACATTTTAAACAATGGTCATGATTGGGCAGATGATCATGTAACTGAAGCAAAGGTTAATATTGATCAAGTATTTGATTTCTTTATGAATAAATTAGAAGGTGAAAAAAAGTCTTCAGATATGTTAGAAGAAAAGTGGTCACAAAAATATAAAAAGTCTATTGACTGTAATAACCCAAAAGGGTTTTCACAAAGGGCACATTGTCAAGGTCGTAAAAAGAGATAATATGGATTTTCCTTTTGATGAAAATATTGTAGATGGTTATCACGTTAGAAAATTTTCTGAAAGTGTGGGTAGTAGTGAATTAGTGTGGCACAGAGACAAGGAAGATAGAATTGTAGAGAGTGTGGGAGATACCGATTGGATGATCCAGATTGATAACGAACTACCTAAACCATTAACTGAAAGAACATTAATACCTAAAGGTGTATATCATAGAGTAATTAAAGGGAGTGGGGATTTAACAGTAAAAGTAAAAAAACTATAAATGAAGTTTATTAATATAATTAAAGAAAGTTCATACCAATCTAAATTAGATAATATTTTTTATCGAAAATGTTTAAACATGTTATCTAATTCGGAACCAGATTTAAAAGATTTTTTTTGGCAAAAAGTATATTGTGACGATTGTTTTTCAGACACATCAATCATTTACAGTAACCAATATAAAAGATTAGTAAATTTTTTTAAACATGAGTTATCTTTAGAAAATAAAGACACCAAAAACCTTGTATTTTTATATCTTATCAATATAGACGTTAACAACTTTTTAACTGATAGAATTTCAACAGGGGAAGGGTTCCGATTAACATTCATTTCTTGTACTAGTCCAAATATAGAAGAGGATTATCGTGAAGAGTCATACCAATGTGGAGAGTGTGATGGTGATGGAGATGTATCATGTGGTGAGTGTGATGGTGAAGGTAATTTAGAATGTGGTTATTGTGGTGGTTCTGGATCTGAAATAGAAACAGATGGGGAAGGTGAAGAACAAGAAATAGAATGTAGTGAATGTAGAGGTGCAGGAAATGAAACTTGTGGTGAGTGCGATGGTAGTGGTAAAGTATCTTGTGATTATTGTGATGGTGCTGGCGAACAACACACTAGAGATCATTATTACCAGATGGAAGAGATTAGTTATATGGTTATTGCTACGGATGTATTAGAATGGGTAAATAGTGACGTTGATGATTTTTTTGAAAGGAATAGTAAAAACATTTATATGACTCTTGATAAGGAGTATGTGGAAACTATTCAAGTAGATTACGAAGAGGAGTTTAATAATAAAGTAAATGAAATTATTGACGTATTCAACGGTAATGAAATAACTTTAGATGATATAGAAAAATATATAGGTTGAAATTAATAAAATTAATATCGGAAAATGTTGATCACGTTAATAAGATCGAATTAAAATTACTTAATTATTTACACAGTAATCTTGAGTCTAGAAATCCTGAAAGTATATATAAAGTTTTGGTTAATGATTTACATATAGATGATAGAGATTTAATAGGTAGAGTTATTAAGTTATATAAAAATAATATCATAGAGGATGATGAAACATATGATGAATTGATAGAATGGGAATTAACTTCTGAAGATAGATATAGTAGACAAGTTAGAGCGATATCAAAATTATGGGGAGTTGTACCAGAATTTTTTATTTTTAGAGGTGATGTTTACGATTTAAAAATTTATAAATTTATTGAGAATGGTGGGATATATGAAGTTGGTACATATGATGACCTAGTTCGTAGTATTAGAGAAAAAATGTATGATAACGAATTTAGTGGGTATAGGAAACCACTGATAGAAAAATATATTGTTTTAGATGAAGAATCTTTAAACTATAACATCAATGAGAAGATTCAGGAAGAGATAGGGTATAAATCGATTGATAATTTATTAGAATATATAGATGATGGTAAAACATTAGAAGAAATCGAAAACAATAGAGAAATGATATTAGATTTAGAAGGTGAATTAAAATTAGAAGAAAAAAAAATGAATTCACTACTTAAAAAAATAGAATCTTTAGAATCCGAAAGGGCGGTTATTAAACAAGAGATAGAAGGTGATGATGATGAAGATTATAATAGATTTGAAAAGTATTTAAATAAAATAGAAATTAAATTAAGTGAACTAAATCTAGATTATCATAACATATCACAATACATTTCTGATTTAGAATCTGATATTGATGATCTTAGAGATAGTGAAATTTCTGATGAGGACATAAAAAATATGTATCTTCATTATAGATTTGATGAATTAGAGGATGAGTATAAAGAAAACCCAATTGATTATGTTAATGAATCGGAAATGACAATAAGTGAAGCAATAGATGACGGACTCATACAATTTGATGAGATGGGTATGATAAAAGAGATGATTAGCAAAGCGTTAAATACTGAGCACTTAATGACAGTCGATATAGACAACCAAAGTTATTTTGTAGTAGATAATTTCCACCATATATTATAAAAGTATATTGACATTTAAATAAAAAATCCATATACTTAAAACTAAAAAATATGGATAAATCTATTAACCCGAACGAAAGAGTTGTACACCCATCCCACTACAATAAAGGAATAGAAATGTGGGACTATTCGCATTCACATAATTTAGATTTTTTTGAAGGTAATGTTGTTAAATATGTTACTAGATGGAGACACAAGAATGGTATTGAGGATCTTAAAAAGGCGAAACAATACTTAGATAAATTAATCGAATTAGAGAGTAGAAACAATCAATGAAAGTCATAGTTGCAGGTAGTAGGACATTTAATGACTACGAACTACTAAAACAAAAACTAGATTACTTTTTAAAAAATCAGAAAGAAATTTCTATCATATCTGGAAAAGCTAAAGGTGCAGATTCATTAGGTGAAGATTATGCCCACCAGAACCATCATAAATTAGAAGAATATCCCGCAATGTGGGATTTATACGGTAAAAGGGCGGGATATATGAGAAATGAAGAGATGGCTAAAGTGGCTGATGGTGCAATTATTTTTTGGGATGGGAAGAGTAAGGGGACAAAACATATGATAGATTTATGTAAAAAATTTAAACTAAAATTACGTATTGTTATATTTTAATATATTTATTTTCAAAATATATTATGAATTACACAATACAAGAGGTTTATGATATTATCTGTGATTTGGATAATATTCTTACATTAGTTTTTAAAGTAGAGGGAGATGGTGATGACTACTATAGGGAGTTAGTTGACAGTGATTACTATAACTGGTGTTATGAACACTATGTAACTGATGGCCAAGACTTTTTAGAATATGTGGACGATGAGGAATTTATACCTGACTATTTCGGGTATGATAAATGGAATATATATTACAGTAATGTAGATATGGTAACAGAATATATCTATATGAGTTATACAGATTTAAAATATTTACCTTCACCTAAAAAGGATAAATAATTTTTACTTCTTTAAAACTAAATTAACTTTTATAGTTACACCATTTTCTTCACCCCATTTCTCAAACTCAATTGAGTGAGGTTCTCTATCCTCCCACATCTCAATGGACTCAACTGTCGGGTATTTACTTAATAATGTTCTAATAGTATTTAATTTACTACCTAAAGTATCACCGTTACCTTTATAATGGTACTCGTCAAAGTAAATACCGTTTGAGGACAATAAACCTTCCACTTGATCGTGTTGTTGTGGTAACCTACCTGTTAACATAATGACTAATGTATTAGGATCCCCCATTTCTTTCTTATACGCTTTAACAGTTGGGGTTATAGTCCTAATGTTAAATACTTTAGTATCTAAAGATTCAGGTTTACTCCACCACCCAATATGAGGATATTTCATACCTGTAGTTTCTTCCCAAAATAACTTACCATTCTCTGGATGAGGTGTCTCCATAAGTGTACCATCAAAATCGAATATCGATATTTTATTTATTATATCTTTATTCTCTTTCAGTAACTTAATCTTATTGTATTTAACACTTTCATTTAAATCTAATACACTACCTTGTGACCAATCACTTAAATCTTCTATCGGAACTAAATGTGATTTACCTTCATATGTAAATTTAATCTTATCTTCCCCAAAATCTACATCGTTCATATAAAAATGTATTTTATCATCCTTACTTTTATACCAATCACCCTTATTTGTTGAGTTTATTAAAACAAAACCTAAATCTTTAATAAATTTATAAAAACCCTCTCTTTTTTCTATTAATTCATTAATATCTATTCCACCATCTTCTATAATTGAATCTATGGATCGTCTTAATGTTCTGTTAAATTCAGTTATTACCTCATCAACCCCATCATTATCTACCCAAGAATCGTAATAACCATTTTCTAGATCAATGTCTGGTTGTATTTCAGCGTCTTTTAATTCAGATAAATTTACTAAACCATTTTCATTAATTATTTCGATTAAATCATCATATGGTATTTCGATACAATTATTACTTGTACTACAACTGGATTTGTTAACGTCATATTTTATTTCATTCGAGTAAGTTTCTCTTGTTGATTTATTTCTAGTATTTGTAACCACATATCCTAGTTCAGTTACATAATCACTAACTATCGATTCATATACATCTGATGGTAAAATACTTTCTAAAAAATTAGATATAGTTTTTTCCGATATCTCTCCATTATCTTTACCTGGCCAAGTATTTTTACCTACGATTAACGCTAATTCTTCAAAAAGTTCTATAGTTTCATCATTACTATAAGCGTAATCAAACTCTGAATCATCCATTTCATCAGAATCACTACCATAATCACTATACGCTTTATCATAGATATAGAAACTTTGTTCATGTAATCCTGAAAAATGTTCTTTCCAATCATCATAATCTAATTCTAATGTGATATGATCACTATCCCATACAATACAAGGTAAAGTACTTCTCCACCCACCACAACGAATATTAATCCAATCACCATAAATTCTCTCTAATTTCTCAAGTTCATCTTCATATAACATATCTATATAGGATTCTCTATCAGAATTTCTATTAAATGAACTCATTTTTCTTATAAAAGATACTAAACTATTATCATCATCGTAGTCTACCTCACTATAATCTACATCTCCTTTGGTAAAGTACCAAACACTATATAAGTGTGCCGCCTCTTTAGAATCTAAACCTAAATCATCTCTTAACACTTTAAGTGCTGACGTTTTATCAAACACATCGTCTAAATGTTCATCTAAATATTTAAGAAATCTTATTTCTGCTCTGTTTAATTTTCTCATATAAATAATAATATACAATAAATATTAAAAAAAAAGATTAAAATGTTTGGTAGTTTGAAAAAAAAGACTTAAATTTACAATAACTAAAAAATAATAACTATGAAAGTATTAGAGAAAGTAACTAAAATCAAAGAACTGAAAAGTGAACTTAATTCCCTTAAAAAGGAAATGGGTACAGATATGTTCGATTATGTAATGTCAGAATTTCGAAAAAGAGGGTTTGTAGAGAGTCCTAAAGGTGAAGATTGTAAAAGAGGTTTGTATTCACCTGAAACTGGTATTCATGTTAGTATTGGTAACATTAGTATAAATTCTGTTACTATAGGTGTGATTGATATGGTAGATGACGGAATGAATTGGGGGACTGCGTATAAATATATGGGTGGACCTGTTAGTTTTGTCTATATTAAAGAGTCGTTTGATAAGTTTTATCAAAAAACTTACACTAATCGTGTAAATAAATTAAAAGAAATTTTGGCAGTTTAATAAATTATACTTAACTTTATAACAAATAAAAAATAAAAACTATGGAATATTTAAATTTAAATCAAATTGGTTCAGTTTGTCCATCGGCTCTTACACAAGCCCCATCAAACCATTTGTCGAATGTTTATCGATTCATCCCAACTACGGAAGTGATCGAAATTTTAAGTGAACAAGGTTGGTTACCTACAAAGGCGATGCAATCATCAACTAGAAAGGGGTACGAAGCTAAAAGCCCATTTAAAAAACATATGTTACGTTTTCGTAATGAAAACAACATTAATTTATCTAGAGAGATTGGTGATACCCATCCAGAAATTTTATTAACCAATTCACACGATGGTTCATCTTCATTTAAGTTTCATGTGGGACTATTCAGATTAGTTTGTTCTAATGGTTTGGTTATCGCAGATAAAACTTTTGATGAGTTCAGAGTGATGCATAAAGGGTTTCAAAAAGAGGATATTCTTAAAGTTATTAATATGACAACAGAGAAAATTCCATTGGTTGTTGGTAGAGTTCAGGATATGATGTCCAAAGATTTATCAATGGCTCAACAATATGATTTCGCCAAAATGGTTGCAGATGAAAGATGGGGTTCTGATAAATTAATTGATTTGAATCAGATGTTACACATCAGAAGAGATGAAGATTCTGGTAACGATTTGTGGAGTGTATTCAATAGAGTACAGGAAAATATGTTACAGGGCGGTACATTGATTGTTACACCAAGAGACAACGGTAAAGTTAGAAGATCTAGAAGTCGCTCAATTAGATCAATCGAACAAAATTTAGATGTAAACAAAATGTTGTGGAGTCTTTCTGAGAGTTTGTTGTAAATCAATAGGTTCGGTATGAATGGGGGTTTAGTCCCCCATTTTTTTTGCCTATATATAATACTTTTTACTTAGATGTCATATTTATTAAATAAACAATTTATGATGGTTGAAGTTACTATTGCATTTATAACTGGGGTGATAAGTCCTATTACTCTTTTATTAATTAAAAACTGGTTAGATAAAAGAAAAGATAAAAAAGATCCAATTACAGAAACACTTTTATTAGGTGAGCAAGTTACACATAAAATAGATGAAATAAGAGAAGGTGTTAAAGCAGATAGGGTATGGGTAACCCAATTCCACAATGGAGGACATTTTTACCCAACTGGTAAATCTATTGCCAAATTCTCTATTATATATGAAAGTGTATCATTAAATGTTAATTCAATACAACACAGTTTACAGAATGTACCTGTAAATATATTTTCTAGGGCATTAAATAGATTAGTAAGTAATGAAACAATAGAGATTCCGAATTTTAAAGATGTAACAGTTGCCACTTTTGGTTTAAAAGATATTGCAGATGCTAACGGATGTAAATCTGGTTATTTATTCGCAATAAAAACTATTGACGATAGGTTTATTGGTGTGTTAGGAATTGATTACACTAAAAAAATTACTACGTTAGACAATGATGTCATCAATAACATTATGATACAAGTATCTTCTCTTGGTGGTGTTTTGATGAATCATCTGAAGGGGTAAACCATAAAGGAATTTCTCTACCAGTCCATTTAGCAAAATCTTTCTTATATATAATATAGTATTTTCTGTAAGATTCTACTACCTCACCATTTATTTTACATTCGTCATTCATTGCCAATGGAAAAGGTGTGATATCACCAATCTCTTTAATATTAGGGATATTTAACATACACCACTCGATCACATCCTGTGATTTATGTCTCTTACCATATCTATATGTATATTCTTTACATAGTTCGATACCTAAATCACATAACCATACATAATTCTCAACACAACCCCTTACCCAAATAGAACATGGGTGATTCCTATGAGATAACTTATATGGTACTTCTATGTCACTTACACTGTTTGTCATATGGTGTACACCGCAGAGTAACTGTGCAGTCTCTAAAATCATTTTAACAACATGTTTATCACAATGCATTTGTGCACATTTTTTTGTGTCGTAATCTAAAACAAAAATATTCATAAATTTTTTATTCGAAGTTAATAAAAAAAACAATATAAAAAAAATATATGTTGATTTTATTAAATAAATTTTTTATACTTACTTATGGAAAATGAATATCTAATTAATGCCTTAAAAAAACATTTAGGTAAAGAACATACTTTAGATGAGGAATACTTAACTACTTTACGTAAAAAAATAAATGATATTAAGGATCAAAGAGTCAATATTGATCACATTTTTGATCAATTAAAAGTTAGCATTATAAAGAGTAGTTCCCACTTATTAATAGAAAAAGTACATAGAGGGGATAAAGAAGGTCCATTAATTATATTAAATAATACTAGAGATAGAACTGTATTTTATGATTTTGTGGAGTTAATGAATAATCTACTAGTGTCATATGAAAGTTATTATCAGAATTATGAAATGAATAGTTCGGAACTTTTAGAGTGTAAAGAAAGGTTGGGACTGAATGATCATAAATTACATAAATTAATTAATGAAATAAATTTGGATAATTAGAAAATTATTTTTATATTTGTCTAAAACCTTTTGATATGGATGTTCTTAATCTTAAAAATATGGATAAATTTTTGGATAATAATTTTATCCCTTTGTTTGACAATAATGGGTTACCTTCAAAAATAAAAATGTCTTTGACAGAAGAAACATTTGATATTACTACACAGTTTGGTAGAAATATATTAATCAGGTTAATAAATCGTGATCTTTCTAATTTAGGGATACACCAATCTTACTGTATAACAATTTCAAACTTATATGTGACAAAATTATATGAGGAGTATAAAAAATTAGTTTTGGCATTATGAAAGATTTTTATGTTAGTAATGGGGACGATCAAAAAATTTTTCTTCAAGATAATAAATGGTTAATATGTTCATTAATTGTAGAGGGTGTTAAAAAATCAATAGAGGAGAATTTAGAGTCTTTAATTATTTTTAGAGTAATTAACCCTTTAGAGAATACTATGTTAACAACAGAACTAAAAAAGAGTGACTGGACGAATAGTTTAAATAAATGTCTATCTTATTACGAATCTATAGAAGAATATGAAATGTGTGATAAGATAATAACATTATTAAAAATAATTGAAGATGGAACTTCTTAAACAAATAGAGGCAAAACAGAAATGTGTTTCGGTGATACAGAGTTGTGTGAAAGAGTGCCATTTTGAATCCGCCAAAAATTATGTGAATCTTTATTATATAAAATTTGAGGATTTTTTAGGTTACAATGAATTAATAAGAATGATAAACAAAAAGTATGAGTAAAGAAAAAACAATTAGAGTGTGTACAGGTATCGGAATGAATATGTTCTTTCCTGATTATGTAGAAATCAAAATTCCAGCAAGTAATGGAGTTTTTGAAGAAATGAGAATGATATTTCCAGCAAACGTTGAAGGAAGTGAAGAATTCAATGGTACAAATAAAAAAGTAAAACGTAAAAAAACTAAAACAGATGAGTAAAATATTATTTTGGGGGTTAAAAATAATTTCTGTTATATTTTTAATTATACCTATAATATTATGTTTACCTGGTGTAATATTTCATGTCTTATCGGAAGAGTGGGGCGAATATATATCAGAAAATAACAATGAAAAAATGATTGAATAAAATGAAAAGTCAGGATAAATTAAAAGTGGAAAAATCTTTAACATATGACGATGTATTATTAGTTCCTAAGTACTCAGACATTAGTAGTAGATCACATATTAGATTAGAAACTAAAGTTAGTAGAAGATATGGTTTATTAACACCTTATGTCGCATCTTGTATGGATACAGTATGTGAATCTGAAATGGCAATTAAAATGGCAGAACTAGGTGGTGTAGGTTGTATTCATAGATTTATGACAGTAGAGGAACAATGTGAAGAAATCAAAAAAGTTAGGAAACATTTTAGAGATAATTCGATATATGAAGAGTGGGGAGTTATGTACGATGATTGGCACACAGAAATTAAGGACATTCCTGTTATGGCAGCGATTGGGGTAATGTCTTCAGATATTATTAGGGCAACTAAATTGGTTGAGAGTGGTGCAAATATATTAATTATTGATGTTGCGCACGGTCACCATCTTAATGTTAAAAATATGATTTCTGAGTTAAGGAAATGTTTACCCTCACATGTAGATATCATTGCAGGTAACATATCTACTACGAGATCAGCTATGGATCTTTGTGAATGGGGTGCTGACGGTTTAAGAGTCGGTATCGGTGGAGGTAGTCTGTGTACAACAAGAATAAAAACTGGTCATGGGGTACCAAATGTAACATCAATTAATGATTGTGTAGTAGGTTCAAATATATCTATACCTGTGATGGCAGATGGTGGAATTAGAAATAGTGGTGATATTGCTAAAGCTTTAGCTGCTGGTGCAAATTGTGTGATGTTAGGTTCGTTATTGGCAGGTACCAAAGAATCTCCTGGTAAGATTGTGGAAAAAAATAATGGATCATTATATAAAAGATATAGAGGTTCCGCTAGTTTAGAAACTAAATCAAGTCACGGTCAAGTGGAGAGACATATTGAAGGCGAATCAACATTGATACCATTCAAAGGAGGAGTTAGTTTTATAATTGAAGGTTTAAATGATGGAGTTAAATCCGCATTATCTTATAGTGGTTGTAGAACTATATCAGAGTTCAATGAAAATGCAACTTTTGTAGAAATAACTAATTCTGGTATAGTTGAGTCGAAAGCTCACTTATTATAATTCTTCTATTTTTATAACATTACTACCATAACCCTCATTTTTGAGGGTTATTTCTTTTTCATGAGGGTATAAAATGTTATTGGATAATGTCTCCATAACATTTATCAAAGAGTTGTCCGCAGTCACAGTCAATATGAAAACCTTCTCACCTCTACAATCTCCCGCAATACTACCTCTTCTATAATGATTATTTGTTAGATTTTTTTTATCTAATGAATAGTGTGATCCTACCTTTGTAATGTTTATTTCTTCTATACTATCAGAACAAATTATTCTATATAAAGTTAAAGGAGATTTTAAATTGTTGAAGTATGAAACTAAATCTACTAAATCATCTTTTGCGGATTCTTCATCGTAACCCATATATTCGTAATCTGATAAAAGACTACCTATCTCTTCTTTAGTTAATTTATATTTCATATTTGTAGAATAATACTTTATTTTATATTAATAAATACTTATAATTATAAAAAAAATTTATGGCAAAGTTATACTTTAGATATTCAACAATGGGTGCAGGTAAATCATTAGATTTATTAAAAACTGCGTTTAATTACGAAGAAAGAGAAAGGAACATTATATTATTTACATCTAATTTAGATGATAGATATGGTAAAAATAAAATTACTTCTAGAGTAGGTATAAGTAGAGATGCGTATTCTTTTGATCAATCCACTAATCTTTTTGAGTTTGTATCAGAAAATTGTTTTGGTTGTGACTGTATTTTTGTTGATGAGTCTCAGTTTTTAACTAAAGAACAAGTTTGGCAATTAACTGATATTGTTGATGAATTAGATTGTGATGTTATTGCATATGGATTAAGATCAGATTTTAAGGGTGAACCCTTTGAGGGGTCAATTTATCTTATGACATTATCCGATGATATAGAAGAACTAAAATCTATTTGTAAGTATGATGAGAAGGCGATTATGAACATGAGGACTATTAATGGGATACCTACATTCGATGGGGAAAAAGTTATGATAGGTGGAAACGATTCTTATGTTCCTGTTGGTAGAAAACAATATAAGAAAAAGAAAAAAGAAATATATGAATGATTTTAATTTAATTTCCACTCACCCAATAAAGAAGTCTGACTTAGGGTTTCATGGGAATTTATTTGGTGGAAAATTATTGGCGTGGTTAGACGCTGCGGGTGCTGCATATGCGATGGAGGTATCTGATACACCCAGAATGGTTACAGTTAAAATAGATGAATGTTTATTTAAGAAACCTGCCAAAGAAGGACAATTAATAAAAATATATGGTAAAGTTTTAGGTGTTGGTAATACATCCCTAACTTTACATTTAGAGGCTAGATCCCACAATGTTTATTCTGGTACACAAAATGTGGTTTTAAGTACAAACATAAAATTCGTTAGGATTGATGAGAACGGTGATCCAATACCTATTTCAGAAAAAGTTAAATCTAAATATACTTTTTAAATTATTTTTTTAATTTATAAAACTTCCACATTAAAATAGTATTATATAAACATAACACTATTATTGCGTGAACCTCAGCCCAAAATAAATCTGGTAACCATATTAAGGATAAAAGATATGGTATTGTTAATACTCTATATCTTTTTATTGATAATAATGGGTATAGATTTGAAACAAAAAATCCTATTGCAAATATATTATGTAAACTAAGGTGATATTCTACAGAGAATATTGTTAATAGAAATAATAATAATGCGGATATTCTCCATTTAGGTAAAGTTATAAAAATATAAGTAGTTAATGCATTTGTTATTATAAATAGTGGTTGAAATGGTGTCTCCCAGTAAGAAGATATTGACCCTAATTTACCATAAAAAAAAAGCATAATAAATGGGGTTAGAAATGATAGGATTAATATACCAAATCTAATTAAATAATTATATTTATAACTTAATTTAATACCCATTATAGTTAGTTTATTAAATAAATATCATAATAAAATTATAATATATGTGAAAATATTCATTCAAACAGTATGTATGATAAATGACATAGGTATTTTGTTGAAATTTATTGAATTTCATGAAAAAATCCCTATATTTATTATATATAACGATATTTAATAACCAATTATATGAAAAAACTATTATTAATTTTATCATTACTATTTTATTCTGGGGTAAAATCACAATGTAATCAATATTTAATTTATGAAAGTTTTACTAATACATTAACAACACAAGGTGGAACTTGGGCGGTTAATTCCATCCTAGCTTCAACAACTGTTAGAACTGGTGGATATTCTGCTGGATTTAATGGATCTGGTGATTGGATTAGGACCCCACAAATTACAAATCCAAGTATCCTTTCTTTTTGGTACAGAAGAAGTACCAACACAACTGCTTGGACTCTTAATGTACAAACTTCACCTAATGGGACAACTTGGACAACAAGGGGTACAGTAACATCCCCAACAACAACCTATCAACAATATACTCTAAATATCGGAGCTTTAGGTTTAACAAATGTGTTTATTAGATTAATTGACGCAAGAGCCTCTGGGGCACAAGAAAGATACATTGACGATTTAGGGATAACATCTACCGTAACAAATCAAAACACACTAATACCATTTTTAGGAAATTGTAGTCAAACTTTAACATCATCACTTACATATACAATAACTGATGCAGGTGGACCTACTGATACCTATAACAATAATTTAGATCAAACAGTAACTTTAACACCGTCTGATAATACAAAAAAATTACAATTAAATTTTACGTCATTTAATTTAGAGGCAAGTTATGATTATCTATATGTTTATGATGGTCCAAATACAAGTTCTACTTTATTGGCTACATTAAATGGAACATCTTTACCATCAACAATAACTGCAGAAAATGCGTCAGGACAACTAACTTTAAGATTCACTTCAGATGTTAATGGTATTAGGGTTGGGTTTCAGGCAACAGTAACATCGGTAACAGTTTGTACAACTCCGACAAATGGAGGAACATTAAGTTCAGATAAAATTTTAACAACAGTGAATGATGCCGTTTCTTTAACTACTACAGGTAATGGTGGAACAATTACAAAAATTGAATTCTCTTATGATAATTTTGGTACGGTTAGTAATACATTCGTTACCCCAACTAACCCTTTTAATATTCAATTAAACGTACAACAACCAAACATCTATTTTAGAACAACATCTAAAGATGGTACTTGTCCCTCTGGTACATCAAATATTGTAAATGTAACATTAAAAAGTGCACCACCATATTCATCAGGAATTGTTGACGGTGATCATATTACTAATGTAACTTTTAGTGACATTAATAATACAACTACTAATGATGGTGATGCCTATTCTGATTACACCTCTATCATTGGGAATGTCACAAAAGGTGAACCTTATAATTTATCTGTTACTGCATCAAATACATTATCACCAGGTCAAGGTTATGGTGCTTGGATCGATTGGAATGGGGATGGTATATTTCAGACATCTGAGAATGTTTTATTAACACCAACTGCAAATTCAACATCACAATCAATAACAATTCCCTCAGATGCCGTAACAGGAGATGCCATTATGAGAGTCCTTTCAGTTTGGAATTCAACTCCAAACGTTGATGCATACTATTCAACTGGTTATGGATATGGTGAAATTGAGGAGTATACTATAAGAATATCTAACCCTATATCATTACCTGTAGAGCTAATTGAATTTGTGGGACACCCTTATCAACAATATAATGTGATAAAGTGGACAACTGCATCTGAACATAATTCTAGTTACTTTGATTTGGAAATGAGTTTAGATGGGGTTATTTGGAAAACCATTTCAATTAAAGAGGCGGCGTATAATAGTAACACAGAAATAAAATATTCTTTCATTGATTACAACCTAAACGAATTAACTTATTATAGATTAAACCAATATGATATAGACGGTCAATTTAAAGTATATGAACCAATAACTGTATTTAGACAAATCAAAGATAAAAAAATTGTCAAATATATAAATTTATTAGGTCAAGAAGTTGATCAACAAACTAAAGGTTTATTGTTAGAAATTTACGATGACGGAACAATTAGAAAAATAATTAATTAAAATTCTTCTTTTATTAAATTATTTTTACTATATTTGTCTATTAATACTATTTATTTATGGATTTAAATACAGTAATCGAAGGTTGTTTAAAAGGTGATAAACTTTCACAATCAGAAATGTATCGATGTTATAGGAAAATTGCGTATACTACAGTAAAGAGGTATATAAAAAATGATATGGATGCGGAAGACATATTACAAAACGGTTTTATAAAACTTTATAGTTGTATTAATAAGTATGACGGTAAAGGTAGCTTTGATGGTTGGATATATAGAATTTTTAAGAATATGTCTATAGATTTTTTAAGGAAAAAAAAGTATCCTATTGAGTATTGTGACAATATAGATATGCCTGTTGAAGAAGATGTTGATAATGAAGAAAAATTAAATGATATAACGTTAGTTTTAGAGACATTACCCGCATCACATAAAACCGCAATAATTATGTATTACTATGAGAATTTAACCCATAAAGAAATATCTGATAGATTAAATATACATGAAGGGACATCTAAATCAAACCTCCATAGAGCTAAAAATAATATAATAAAAAAATTAAAAAACAAAGTATATGAATCGTAAAATAGTTTACTTATTAATCCTTACATTAATGATTGTAATTAGTTGTAAAACTACTAAAAAGGCTGATTGTGATGCCTATGGTAAAACACATTATAAAAAAATAGAAAAAGTTTCTAAAAAATAAAATTATGTTAGATAAGATTTTAGAATGGTTTCCTGAAGATGAGATACTTAAAGCAGATGGCTTTGATGATGCAATAATAGGTATCGACCAACACTCTATGAGGTTAATTTATTCTGTTAGTAAGTGTATTGAGATACTATCCATTGAGATGACAGAAGAAGAGGCATTAGAATATTTTCATTTTAATGTTATGGATGCTTATGTTGGAGAAAAAACACCTATATGGTGTCTTGATGATCTTTAGAACAGACGTAACTATTAAATGGTATATAGTTTTACATATTCTGCAATATTTATATAATAATAATAAAGAACTAAAAATAAAAAAATGAGTAAAGAACAAATTTTAGGTTTAATTAGACATTCACTAACCGCAATTGGTGGTGCAGTAGTTATGTTAGGTTATTTTGACGAAGCTTTAGTAACTGAAATTACAGGTGGAATAATGACTGCAGTAGGTTTTATATGGTCATACATTGATAAAGTTAAAAAATCCTAATATCTTATTTGATTAAATAAAGATCCATACATTGTATGGATTTTTTTATGTCCATTTTTTTAAGAAAACAATATATTTATATATATGAAAAATACTATCAAAAAAATATTAAAAGAAGAGGTTGATAATAGAAAAGAAAAATTAGAAAAATATATTATCAAAACATTAAAATCTGAGGGGTTTGAAGTACATACTCCATATAGTAGTGTTATTGCTTTTATAAATAAAAACTTCGGTTTTTCAGGTGTAGATGCATTTGAACTTTATCAGTTATTTAAAGACAATTACTTCAAAGATGAGTACGATGAGTTGATGAGAACTGATATAACTAAAAAAAGAGTTGCTACTAGTAATAAAACAGGTAGAGATTTAGTTATGGCTAAGGTACCATTTAAAGGTAGTAATACCCATTCCCAATATGAAAATAGGGCATACGTAGTATATTCATATAATTGGTACCCTATTTTTGTTTTTAAAGATGGGCAGTGGTTCGAAAACGATAGTAGGTATTCGATATCAACTGCAAAACAAATGAGTCAATTAAGACCGAGAGAACAAGGTGAGATACTAAAAGTATCAAAAGGGAAACTTGAAGAAATTATACATGGTAGATAATTTTATTGATGAAAAATTTAAATGAGGAAATAAAAAAAATTAGACTTCTTATTGAATACAGTAAGGGTGATTCTTCTGTTATGGAAAAAGAATATAAACTCTATGTAGATATGGGTGGAGTTCTATTTACAAAAATGGGGGCGGATGAAGGTGGATTAGGAGATAAAACTGAATATATAGGAAATAAGTTGTGGGAAGGTATTAAAAAATACGAACCAACTATTTTATCTGCCACAGGTAGTAAGAATGTAGATAACTCAATAGAAACCAAAAGAAATCAAGTTAAGGTTTATTTAGAACCAATACCGACTATTAAATTTGTTGTGTTAGGTAAAGATAAAGGTAAAGAGTATGCAAACGAAAATTCAATATTAATCGATGATAGTCAAACCAATATAGATTCTTGGGTTAATAATGGAGGTATAGGTATTAAACATAGTTCCGATAATGTTGCAAAAACATTGGATAAATTAAAATCTATTATGGAAAAATGAGATTATTAATTAAGAAAATATTAAAAGAGGAAACTTCTAAAAAGAAAGATATTTGTAATATTATGAGTGTTGATACATATGAAGAGGGTATTGAATTGTTAAAAAATCATATAGGTGGAATGAAAGAAAATCCTGAGATGTGGGATGAAATAAAAAAACCTTTGAGGATGTGGAAAGAAGCTACAATCGAAATTAGAAGTGAATTAGATGATTACGGAATGACTGGTGATTCAGAAGTTGATGAGTCAGACACTTGGTGGTCAGCAATACAAAGTACGATTTGTAAATAAAGTATAAGTGAATAACATATGAAAAATTTACGGGAAGAGATACAAAAAATTAAAAAGATGATGGGTATTATCAACGAAGATAATAACTCACGTAATAATTTAATTACTGAATCTAACGCAATCGAAATGTTAAAACCTACAGGTAGTGACAAATTAGAGTGGCCTAAATGTAAAGAAGGACAATACTGGGATATTGTTAAAAAAAAATGTGTTGACTATGGGTTTAGTGAGGACGAAACACCTAAAAATTATAAAGATACATATAGTGGTATAGATGATTCATTTGAACAACAACAAAAATTATTTTATCAAGAACTTAATGATAAGAAAAATTCTGATAGGGTAAAAATTACCCCACTATTAGAAAGGGCAAAAACTTGGTGGAGAAAATGGTTAAGTGATCCAAAAACTAAAGAAAAACATATGGAAATGTTCGGTTTAAGTATGTCTGAAGTGGAAACTAAATTTAAAAATTATTTAAAGGTTATTGATAATGTTGAATTGGTTATGATAGATAGATATGGTCGTAGAAAAAGTGTTTTTGCATTTGTTTCGGATGCTTATATTGATTCTGATTTATCATATTCCAGTTTGGGACATATTTTTGACAAAGAATATGATGTACTCATACAAAATGGGAGTAATGAAATAACTGCGTGGTTAGGTTCATTAGTGTCAACAGTTTCGGGAGGTAATGAGATAAATGATTGTAGGCTTTTTGTACCGTCTCCTTTACTTGGTGAATTACAATACTACGAACAAACTTTTGCACATGAAATACAACATTTATTGGAAAATAGGGTTGGTTTATTAACATCTACAGAAGTGGTATCCAAATCGTTTCCATCTAAAAAAGAGGGGAATGATAAAATTGGTTTGGAAGATTTAAAACAATCTTTTGAGGTTTTAAACAACTATAAAGATAAGGAATCTGATGAAGAATCCGTTAATTTGGAAATACCTGAAGAATTGAAATTAGATTTAGATAAAGGTATAAAAGATTTATCATCTATATATAAACCAAAATACGGAAAAATTAGTGAAAAGAAGTCGAAAGAAAGGATAAAGGATTTGATAGATATGTTGATTCTAAATTCAAATAATTTGACTTATAATTGCGATTATTCAGAAAAAACTGCAAATCTTACAGAAATTAGGAATAAACTGAATCTTAAACCTGGAGAAAAAATGGATTGGATTGGGGTTCTTTTTTCATATTGGAATGAGGGTTGGGTTAATGAAAAACAACAAATAGAAACACTTCCCGTATATAGAACTTTAGCTTGTTGGATTTTAAATAATTTCTCACCAGATTTGAAAACTTTGTTTGAGAATTTAGATAATTTTGTAATGAATAATGAAAAAAATATGGTAAACCCAACTAATCCAAATAATGATAAAAATTTAGATTTGGCACATACTATTAAAAAATTTAATAAAATGATAAAGTAATATATAAAATAATTTTACTATGACAATTTAAAAATCCCTCTTTTTTAATTAAATGAGGGATTTTTATTTGTTAATTAAATATATTATCATTAATTTTGTTTAAATAATAAATTATATATGGGATTAACACAATACCAAAAGAAGTACATTCATGATAAGTACAATGAATTAAAAAATGACGAACAAACTCTTGGTGAGATATTGGAAGTAGTCGTTGATGATTGTCTTGATAATTATATCATTGACTTATCTGATGATGAGGATGGTGACCTTTATGAGGAGTTTACAAATAACGTGTGGGATTTTCTAGAAACTATTAACAATGTTTAAGTTAATATATGATTTTTTTAGATTGTTGTTTAAATGGGGTAGTGTTAAGGAAGCGTGGGAAGATGCCAAATTCATAAACGATAAAAAGATTCAAAAGGAACTGGAAGAACAGGGATACGAAATAGAAGAAATGTTAGAAAAATTAAATAAAGAAGATGAATAGAGAAGAATTAGAAGATCAATTGGAACATTGGTTAAATGTCAATTACAGGATGGATAATGAAGGTTTCGAATATTGTTTTAAACATTATAGTTCTTTTAGTGAAATAAAGGACGAAGAATTCCATAACCTTAGATTGTCAATGTTATCTCAAATGGAGAACATGCGAAAATTAGTAAGTGATAAAATAGGTGATATTGAGAACACAATAGAAGAGTTAGAGGATGAGTAATATAAAAAAAATAATATTAAATTACTGGTCACCTAAAGACGAATCAGTTGTAACGGAAAATGGTTTTTGTTATAGGGACATGAGTTCAGTTATTAAATATAATAAAGAAATAACTGATGAAACTGAGATTGGGTTATTTGAACAATTCTATAATCTAAATAACAAACTTAGATACTGTAATGGTAGTCACTACACATTTCAAGATAAGTTGTTCGAATTAAAGTATAAAGAATGGTTAAAGTCAGATGATTATAATAAAAAAAGTTTTGACTTATATTATGGTAATGGTGTTGTAGATTAATTAAACTAAATAATATGAGTATAAAAAGAGAAATGACTTGGGAAGAAAGAATCCAATGGGTTATGAGAAACACTGATGTTGAATGGGAAAATCTATATATTACAGAAGAGGTTTATAAAGAAACTACCCCAACACATATAGTAACCTTACAAGTGGGTGAAGAAATTATTACTACATATGAAAGAGAATAGTTTTATATTGTTATTAAATCATTAACAAACCTAACTACAAAAAAATATACATATTTATTAATATGATATCAAGTTTTGTAACAGTAATTATACCTAGTAAAAATGAGGAGAATTATATAGGTAAAACACTATTATCACTAAACAATCAAAAAAACATAGAAGGTACAAAAGTTATTATATTAGACGGTGACTCCACTGATAATACCATTGATGTAATAAATAACATTAAGAAAAAAGTTAATTATGAAATTCTTATTGAGAAAGGTGGTAAAGTTTCGTACGCACGTAATAAGGGTGCAACTATGGTTAATACAAAATATGTATTATTTTTGGATGCTGATGTAACATTTACTGATAATGATACCATATTGTCAACCCTAAATGAATTAGAAAATGGATACGATTTAATTACGTGTAAGTTAAAAAGTAGATCTGGTTTCCCACTTAACTTAGGATTTTATTTATTCAACATAATACATTCAAAACTAAAAACTTCTTTTTCTATGGGTGCATACTTTATGACATCTATAGAATCATTTAATGGTTATGGTGGGTTTGATGAGACGATAAAACAAAGTGAAGATTTTATCTTAAGTAAAAAATACCCAATAGATAAATTTAAAATCATAAACAGATATGTCACACAAGATGATAGAAGGTTTAAAAAGATGGGATATTGGTTCTACGTTAAATTTTTAATTAAGAATTATAAAAAAAGAAATGATGAAAATCATTTTAGAAAAGAAATAAATTATTTTTAAATGAAAGTAGACGCATTATTTATATCGGATGTACATTTAGGTAGTAAGGGATCCAATGCCGAATTACTATTGGAGATGTTAAAAGAATATGAACCTAAAGAATTAATCATAGTAGGTGATTTTATAGATGGTTGGTTATTGAAGAAGAGACATTATTGGAATCAATCCTTTTCTAATGTTATTCGTAAGATTTTATCATACACAAAGAAGGGAACTAAGGTAACTTATATCACTGGTAATCATGATGATTTTTTAAGGAGTTATATTCCATTATACTTTGGTGAGAATATTACTGTAGTGAATGAGATGATATGGGAAGATTACTTTATAACACATGGGGATTTATACGATGGTATAGTACAAATGAAATGGTTGGGTAAATTGGGATCATTTGGTTATGAACTGGCAATTAGTTTAGATATGTTAATGAAGAGGTTTGGATATAAGAAATCATTAAGTAAATTCTTAAAAAAGAAAGTAAAAGATGCGGTTAAATTCATAACTAACTTTGAAGATCAATTGGTGTACCAATCGAAAAAAAGAAATTGTAAGGGTGTTATTTGTGGACACATACATACACCAGAAAATAAATTCGTAGATGGAATACATTATCTAAACTGTGGGGATTGGATTGAGAACAATAGTTATATTGTCTACGATAAGGGTATATGGGAATTAAAAGAAATGATTAAACCAATGTAACCATAACAATTTCATAATATATAAAGGTTACACAATATAGATTATCATACTATATATACGATATGATTATATTAACTATTGTAGGTATATCGTTTCTGATGGTAACGGTACTTAAAGACAGAAAAGACTATTTCGATTATTATGGAAAAAAATAAATCCTCACCTCATCAGTGGGGATTTTTATTATATACGATATATTTATATGTATGAATTCACAAAACAATATAAGAAGAATATTACTCGAAGAAACGGAACCAAAAGTATTAAACGAATGTGTAATTGCAGGAGTTAAATTAAAAGATACCATTGTTTTAGCAAAAAATAGGGATAGAGGTTACAAGGCGAAAATTGAATTGGTTCACGAAATAGTTGACGGTGTTGAAATTGCCTATTGGAGAGATACTGATACTGATTGGAGTGAGGGAATGAATGAGTATGGAATCAGTATTGTAAATTCTGCATTATCAACCGCTGCCGATGAAAAAGAAGGTGAAAAAGTACTTAAACAACGAAAAATTAAAAACGATAAAACTGAAAAGAGGGTATACTCAAAAGATGGGCAAAAAATAAGAGAAGCTCTCACAAAAAAAGATATGAGATCCGCAGTAAAGTCATTAATTGAGTTTACTGGGTCAAAAAGTAAATGGGGTTTAAGAGGTGAGACATTTGTATCAGATGGTAAAGATATTTATGTGATTGAAATGACATCTAAACATGCACCAATAATTAAAAAATTAAAAGAGGATTCTAAAATAGTTGTTAGATCAAATCATGGGGTATATCAAAAAGATGCGGGATACACTACGGGTGAAAAAAGAAAATCATCTGTATCTAGAATGGAATTGGCGAAAAAACATTTAAAAGATGCCAAAACAGATATGGATGTAATTAATACATTAAAACAAAAATATGATGACGATCCATTCTTAAATCCATATAGGACTAAAAATATGTATAATATGCATACTGTTGGACAAATTATGATGAACATAAAAGAAAAACAAATTGTTATAAGAATGGATAATGAAATGGGGGAATTTGAAGGGATCAATAATAAATTACCTAAAGGTTATTCACCAAAAATAAAGATAAGAATAGAGAATGAGAAAACTCATCACAAAGGGAAAAAATTGCCAACATAATATGAACCTACAAGAAGAAATAAAAAGAATGAGACAAATGATGGGATTGAGTGAGCAATCAAAAAACCCATTAGGGTTTTTAACAGATCCAAATCATATGGATTATAATAAGTTTAATTACAATCCAAAAGAAAAAGAATTAAATGTTAATAAAGACCAACCAAAAAATATTACTATTGATTGGGTAGATTCGTTTGATAAAATACAGGTTAAGGATAGGAAAAAAAATATATTTTTATATCTTACCGCCAAAAGTTGTTCAATTTGTAAAATCTTAGAAAAAGAATTTTTTAACACACAAGAATTTTATGATTTTATAAAAACAAAAAATGTAAACTTAGTAAAAATAGATATTTTTAAATACAAAGATATTGGAGAAAAGTTTAATACAAATTCAGTTCCTGAAGTTTTTTTAACTGATTACAATATTACCTTTCAAAAGAGATTAAAGACGATTGAAAATCCTTTTATATATAATGAGGGTCGTATGCCAGACCTCTATACTGATGTCAATAAGACAATTAAGGTATTAGATAAAGAAATAAAATAAAAAACTAATATGAACCAACAATAACTAATATTTGAACCTCTATAGTGATATAGGGGTTTTTTGTTTTAAAAATATTTGATTATGTGATATAAAAATCATATATTTGTTTATTATTTTAATAAACTGATAGTATGACACCAGAACTTTATGTTTGGTTAGAAGAAGTATTTTATAAAGATAACCACAAAAAGTATCATAAGTATTTTGAGGAATGGGTTATCAATATAACTGAACGTCAGATACAAAGTTTTAGTAAGATGGAACAAAATAGAAATATATACGAAAAACAAAATTAAAATGATAATAGAGGTAACAAAAGATTGTTTGTGTGAACATTACCTTCACGAATTATTGAATTACTATAGATCTGGACTTGTGGAGAAAAAATTTAGACAGGGAGAACAGTTTGAGGTTGTTAAAGATTGGTCAAATTTTTATGGTTCCTATTACAGAGTAATAGTTGATGGAAAATCGCACGACATTAGTAAAGATAATTGTAAAATAATATCAAGATGAGTAAACAAATTAAAATAGAACTTTCCTTTACTATGGAGGAAATGGAGGACTTTCTTCTATACAACTACCCCAAAAATTATCATTGGAAAGATAGGGTTAAGAAAGATGTGATGGTGTACGGTAACGATATCGTTGTTGAAGACATAAAAGAAGAATTCGTTAAGTGTTTCAAACAAACATTATTAAGTCAGAAACTTAACGGATCAAGACAAACAGTATACAGATGAGTAAATTAGAAATCAAAAAATGTGTTTTAGAGATAATTGATGTTCTTTATGTTAGATGGGGATTCGATGATTGGTGGGATAATTTGGGTGATGACATTGAAAATGAAATAACCACAGAACTTGAATCTATAATTGAAAGGAGATTTAATAAAGAAGAAAAGGATAATAGAATAAAAGAACTTGAGGAATTTCTTGAAGATGTTATTGAACATCCTTATATGTGTGGATCGTCAATATGGGAAGAAGGTCGTAAATTACTAAACAAAGATGAAGATGACGAATAAAATGAAAGAGTTTCTTGATAAAGTGGATAAAATTTGTTGGGAATATCGTTATGAAATAAAACCCACCCATCCTGTTCCAGATGATGAATATCCCACTTTAACAATTATAGGTGATGGTGAAACGGTAAAGTTAATATACCTTGACGGAG